GCGTTCCTCAATGCTCCAGACATGGCTAAATGCGGTAGACCGTACGGATTCCCGAATGCGGGGCCGTGTCCTTACCTGTGGCGCTATTACGCGCAGGATGACCCACTTTAATCCTAATACGGCAAACATCCCCAAGGCTAAAGCGAAAGTAAAGTATGGTAAAGAGTGTCGAGAACTGTGGACAGTCGCCGACCGAGACCTGCGAAGGCTCGTCGGATATGACGCCAAGGGTCTCGAAATGCGTATGTTCGGACACTACCTTCGTGACCCTGTTGCAGCAGAACTGTACATTCACGGGGACCCCCACGCGGTCAATACGGCGAACCTCGGTCTCGCGCCAGAGGAACGTGACCTAATTGTAAAGAACGTCTTCTACGCCTTCCTTTAAATTGGAGGAAGTAAAACTGCGTGAACTCAGGGAACAACTCTAAGACTTGACTTTATCATATTTATATGGTATAATAAGGTCCGAGTCAATCCTGAGCCAAGCGAGATATTGTGTACAAGAACGGGAATAAACCATCAGAAGCTTTCACAGCGACACCTGAAAAATACCCTCAAAAGTATTTTAAGGATAAGCCGTGTAGACAGTGCGGAACGGAATTTTCTCCAATTGCTCCGTCCCATCTGTATTGCTCTGATGCGTGTGCCGATGCAGCCTACGCTGAGCGGCTCCTACAGAGAAACTATAACGTGTCACGACAAACAGTCGAAGACATGCACAAAGCACAAAATAACAAATGTGCGGTTTGTAATGGTGAGGGCTTTAAAATGGCCGAACACCACAAATCAAAACTAGTCGTTGATCATTGCCACATAACCGGCAAGGTTCGAGGACTTCTTTGCCACAACTGTAATCGTGCTCTGGGTCTATTAAAAGACCAAATCTCTGTGTTGAAAAACGCTATTCAATATCTTGAAGGTGCAACGACTATCCCGTAAGGGAGTACATCCAAGTGGGTGGAAGCGCGCAGCCCGGCTTAGCCGGTGATGATATAGTCTGGTCTACATGGTGACATGTAGCAGCCGCAAGGCGGGCAGAGTCTAACGATCTCTGTTGAACACAACGTACGGAGCACAAGACCGTCGCCTAGATGCCACTGCCAACAAAGGCAAGGGCTTTGGTAAGATGGCCCGTGAGGTGCTGATGAAGACAACCCCCGGCCTTGAGAACGCCATCAAGGAGGCCCAAGAAGAACAAGCGGCTTCTGGCTGGATTCAAACGATTGACGGTGGATATGTCAGGTGCCTCTCTCCACATGCGGCGCTGAACAGTAAGCTTCAATCCGCCGGGGGTATCACTATGAAAGTAGCCTCTATCATACTCGACGGTTGGTGTATCGAGAAAGGCATCGACCAAATGTTAGTTGGCTCAATTCATGACGAGGGGCAGCATGATGTCGCAACTAAAGACGCAGAAGAATTCGGTAAACTTGGGGTTGCTTCGATTGTAGCAGCCGGAGAGGAACTGAACTTTTCTGTGCCTTTGGATGGCGATTACAAGATTGGTGACTCGTGGGCCCAAACTCACTAGTCATTACACTTGACATGATGAATAAAATGTGCTATAATACTGTAATGCCGAGAGGAGACAAATGGCAAAACAACATTATAGCGGGATGCTTGCGGAGTTAAAAGTCGCTGAGCACTACGTAGAAAACGAATACGACATATATTGGCCCGCTATGGCGCAGAGCCCTATAGATTTCATAGCCTGTAAGAACTCAGAAGTGTTGAGAATTCAAGTTAAGAAAGCCTATTGGATGACGCGTCCTAGTGGGGCCTCATATCTCCAAGCTACAACTAGGAAAGGTTGCGGTGACAATAAACAATACGACCACTACACCAAAGAACATTGTGACATCGTGGCCGTGGTGGCTGATGAAGGGATCTGGGCAATTCCAGTTGAGATTCTTGGAACAAATAAGAATGTTATCGTTGAGAAAGGGCAGCAAACACGTAAGCCACGGGCGGGAAGAACCGACTGGTCAGTTTACAAAATCAGATAAGGAGCACTACTGGAATGTTCTGTAACCCTCCCTATTTACCTCCGGGGCAAGAATATTATATCACATATTTCTAAAATGTCAAGGGCCGAACTTGAAGCGGCATTCAAAGCCCTTCAAGAAGCCTATGCAGAACTGCGTGAACGCTATAACAACGAAAAGGTAAAGACAGGCCGCTACGATCACGCTATTTTCTAGTTGACTTCTTTGTCAATTATGCTATAATAAGAGAGTAGGGTTCTCCCCGCTTTCACAACAAACAATAAGAAACGGAAAAACAAACTTGGTTATTCAAGGTCCAGTACACTACGCCAAAGTTCTTGGCGCTCCTGCTTGGGGTTACAAAAAGCAATACAAAGAATGGTCCGTCGATCTGTGCATTGACGCTCCGACTAAAGCCCGGCTTCTCGAGGCTGGCATGTCGAAGTCGGCCATCAAGAATAAAGACGATGATCGCGGTGACTTCATCACGTTCAAGCGTCGTGAGAAGAAGAAGGACGGCACCGACGGTAAGCCCATCGAAGTCGTCAACAAGAAGGGTCAGCCGTGGGACCAGAAGGCTCTCATCGGTAATGGTTCGATCTGCAACTTCAAGATCGCTCTGAACGAGTACGAAGGTGAAGTCAAGCCCGGCCTCATCAAGATGCAGGTTGTGGAACACGTCGAGTACGAAGGCCGTGCTGGCGATGACGAAGACCTGCCGACGTATGGCGATGATGGTCAAGTCGAAGATTGGACTCAGTAATGAGTCGCCCTATGAGCAACCGCGAACTGGCGCTTGACTATGCCTTTCGCATTCATCCTCAAACCAAGGAATTCCTTCCGGAAGACAATATGCCTTTGATGCTTCAGAATGCGGAAACCTTCCTGATGTTCCTTGAGGGTGACGAAGTGGGTGACGGCGGCGGTGGCTGCTAACTGACTTAAGATGGGGCCCTCCGCGATTAGGCGTGGAGGTGCTGCACGGGGGCGACGGGTAAGGGGCCGACCGTGCACCAATTCAAAGGATAAGAATTATTGCTAAACAAATTGAAAACCTCGTTGAAGACATCTATGATCTCTTTCGACATGGGGCTGACATCTCTGATGATCTCGTTGTCGAGTTTGCGAAGTCCCTTGCCACGACCGTTCAAGATCGTGTTCAATCTAGTGGTACTCCCCGTGAGCCTACTCTTCGCATGTCCAATCTGGGCAAGCCGGACCGTCAGCTCTGGTATGAGTTCCATGATGACGGCAGTAAGGAAACGCTTGAACCGCACACCTTACTTAAATTCCTCATTGGAGATATTTACGAGTCCGTCCTCCTCTTCCTCGCAAAAGCAGCTGGACACGAAGTCTCCCAAGAGCAAGCCGAAGTCGAAATCAACGGCATCAAAGGCCACATCGACGCAGTAATTGATGGGCACGTTGTCGACGTTAAATCTGCATCGACCTATGCCTTCAAGAAGTTCAAATATGGCACACTCGCGGAAGACGACCCGTTTGGCTACATTGACCAAATCGGAGGCTACTCAACAGCTTTGGGACTGGATGGCGCCTTTCTTGCGGGAGATAAACAAAATGGACATCTCGCACTACTCCAAGTACCCCGACAAGAAACCGAAGGACTGAGAATTGAGGAACGCATCGAGCACCTCAAAGAAGTGGTGGTTTCCCCCGAAGAACCTGAACGATGCTATGAGCCTGTTCCTGATGGGCTTAGTGGCAATATGGCTCTTGCTGTTGGTTGCTCTTACTGTCCTCACAAGTTTAGGTGTTGGGCAGACGCCAATGGTAATATTGGGGTAAGAACCTTCTTGTATAGCTCCGGGCCTAAACACCTCGTCGAGGTCGTCAAAGAGCCCAAAGTCCCCGAGCTTAGCTTCTAATTAACCTAGCGATCTATTGATCGCGCATAACGAGAGACAAATTAATTGTCCAATATTGTGGACCTTGGCGGTGCTAAAATTGCCGCCCCTGAACAAACTTATGACTACAACTTCACGCTCAAGGATGGCACCGAGATCATCGAGCATGGTCTCCTGTCCTTCAACCCTGTCTTTGCTGGCACGGTGACCGAGGATGGCAAGCTGCTGTTCGCGGCCCCGATGGACAATGTTCGCTCCATCAAGCGTCTTGAACCGAAGGCTCAGCTAAATAGCTAATGCGTAATGCATTCGAACGCAGTCTTGCGGCCTCCCTCACGAAACGCAAGATGGGGTTCGGCTATGAGACACTGAAGCTCCCCTATACTCAATCACATTCGTATACCCCGGACTTCGTCCTTGATAACGGTATCATAATTGAGAGTAAAGGGCACTTCCGCCGGGGTGCTGGTGAAGCTGCGAAAATGATCGCGGTGAGGGACCAGCACCCGGAACTAGATATTAGATTTGTATTTTATAACGCCCATGCGAAAATCAGTGGGCAGAAACAAACGTATGCTCAATGGGCCGACAAGAACGGTTTCCTGTGGGCTCATGAGGAGATACCTGACGAATGGCTGAAATGAATCAGACCCAAGTTAAATATGCTCGGCAACGGGCTCAAGAAATCTACAATACCAAGAAAACTGGCATTGAAAAAGAGTACAACCGTCAACCCAAGCAAATGACGGTACTTGAAAAAGTGACGGCTCTTCGAGAAGGTCGGTTTGAAATTATCGAACCTATTGCTATGCCTTACGATCCATATGTCTATCGACCCTCCGGTGTGGATATGTATATTCGATACACGGATGTCAAAGACCAACCCAAGCCTGACCTGAAAGAAATGAACGACCGCCTGTTCAAACTTAAGACGGCCTATCTTTCTCTCACTGATGAATTGATGCTGGGCGACAATCAGGAGGCTCTGAAACTACTCAAAGCCTTTGAGGCTGCCTAATTGAGCGGCAAGACCCACCTAATCATCCCTGACTCTCACGCCCACCCCGACTTCAATAACAAACGCTACCAGTGGCTCGGCCATCTAATCAATGACATCAAACCCGACGTAGTTATTGACATCGGCGACTGGTGGGACATGCCCTCTCTCTGTCATTACGACAAGGGTACCAAGGGCTTCGAGGGGCGTCGTTATAAACGAGACATTGACGCGGGACTAGACGCTCAGGAGAAGATGTTTGACATCATCCGTAAGCAAAAGAAAAAGCTGCCCCGATTCATCAGGACCCTCGGAAACCACGAAGCCCGTATTTCTAAGGCTATTGATCGGGACCCCGTGCTTGAAGGGACCATTGGTCTTTCCGATCTGCAATCCCGGGAGTATGGATGGGAAGAGTATCCGTTCCTTACTCCTGTCGATGTTGACGGAGTTACGTACCAGCATTACTTCACAAGCGGCATCATGGGACGACCTATCTCCGGTGAACGTCACGCTCAGACACTCATCCTCAAACAACTCGCATCCTGTACCCAAGGACACAGTCACCTTTTCGATTACTGTGTCAGAAGTGATGTCCGAGGAAACAAGATTCATGGATGTGTTGTTGGAGTGTATCAGGACTATCACGCCGACTTCGCGGGACCAGCTAACCAAATGTGGAACGCCGGTGTCGTAGTCAAGCGTGGTGTCGAGAATGGCAACTACGATGTTGAGCACGTCTCACTGAAAAGAATTAAAGAGGCTTACGGTGGCCTTTAAATGCAGCAACCATGCGCGAGAGCACGCAAGACAAGCCTATCAAACGCTAAAGCTCACACAGCCTAAAACCCTTCTTATCTATAGATCTAAAGCTAGTGCGAAACGTCGTGGCGTGCCCTTTACCATCAAACAAGATGATCTGGAAGATATTCCCGCTACATGCCCTGTTCTAGGGATTCCCATTGTGTTCGGTGAAGGCGGTAAAGGGCCTAACTCCCCATCGCTTGATCGCGTGAACAATGCTTTTGGGTACATACCCGGCAACGTTCGCATTATTTCAAATCGGGCAAATTCACTTAAATCAGATATGTCCTTAACGCAAGTAGAGCAACTTCTTCGCTATATGCGGAGAGAGATATAAATGGATTACACTCTAACCCAAGAGTTTCGGGAGAGACTGATTGAAAGATATGACGGTGTAAGCCTCGCAGAGATTCTCAACTTGACTGTTGAAGATATCTGGGGGGCGTTCTTCGACCGCTGTATGGACAATTCAGAACTCATCCACGAGACAGGAATTTTCAACATTGAAGAAGATTAGTCCATGGTCGCCTGAAACCAATCAGGTCCGGCTGGCTGTCTTGGGTAAACTCCTCGAAGAACTCGGGGAGGGTACTCAAATGGCCTCACGTTGTATTATTCAAGGTATCGACGAATCAGAACCTATTACGGGTAAAGTCAATCGACTTGCATTCCAAAATGAGCTGGCCGATATTTTTGCCTGTATGGAAATCGCTGTAGACTATTTTGATTTGGATTTCAACTCTATGAATCAGCGAATAACCGACACAGTAGCAGGCTTCAAACTCTGGCACAGTATGATTGAAAAGGGTTTAGATGAGAGCACTTGATATTCAGGTTGGAGGCGGTCATTATAAAGATGCCGCCATTCAGCCTATTCAGTTTATCTTCGCGAACAAAATTGGTTTTGCTGAAGGTAACGTCATTAAATATGTGTATCGGTACAGTGCAAAAAATGGCATCGAAGACCTCCAAAAAGCGAAGCACTACCTTGAGCTTCTTATCGAAGAAGCGGAGCGAACTGGTGCGGGACCTGCATCAAGTTAAATACCGAATGAGAACGATCTCGTCGAAGAGACAATACAAAAGGACCAAGATTGAACGACTACCAGACATTTATTGCGACGAGTAGGTACAGCCGATGGCTGGATGACGAGAAGCGACGCGAGACCTGGCCCGAAGTAGTTGATCGCTACCTCGGGTTTTTTAGTCATCTGATTAAAGACAATAAGACAAAAGAAACCCTCCGGGATAAAATCATCAACCTCGAAGTCATGCCCTCTATGCGGGCTCTCATGACAGCGGGGGTGGCCCTCGAGCGTAACAACGTGGCGGGGTACAACTGTGCATACCTGCCCGTCGACTCCCCGCGAGCCTTCGATGAAGCCATGTTCGTTCTCATGTGTGGAACAGGAGTCGGCTTCTCGGTGGAGCAGCGCAATGTTGACCTACTCCCCATTGTCAATGAACATTTCGAAAACACGGACACAACTATTCATGTCGCAGACAGCAAAGAAGGCTGGGCAAGGTCCCTCCGAGAACTCATTGGTCTCCTCTATACGGGTCAAGTTCCGCGATGGGACGTATCGCGAGTTAGAGGTGCAGGAGAACGACTTCGCACGTTTGGGGGTCGGGCAAGTGGGCCTGAACCATTGGAGAGCCTCTTCCGCTTTGTCACGGATACTTTCCGAAAGGCGGCCGGACGGCGTCTTAGTACCCTAGAATGTCACGACATCATGTGCAAGATTGGTGAGGTCGTCGTTGTCGGCGGTGTTCGTCGTTCGGCCATGATCTCTCTATCTGATGTCAATGATGACCGCATGCGAGGAGCAAAGTCCGGTAACTGGTGGGAGCACAATGTTCAGCGAGCCTTGGCTAATAACTCTGCAACCTATATCGGACGGCCAGATATAAGCGTCTTTCTTGGTGAGTGGAAAGCTCTCTACGACAGCCACAGTGGCGAGCGTGGAATGTTTAGCCGCGATGCTAGCCAACGTCAAGCAGCCAGATTTGGACGTAGAGACAGTGACCACGACTTTGGAACCAATCCTTGCTCGGAGATCATCCTACGCCCGTATCAGTTCTGCAACCTATCCGAAGTGGTTGTTCGTTCCAATGACAACCCCGGGACGCTCCGAGATAAGGTTGTCGCTGCCACAATTCTTGGAACCCTCCAAAGCACTCTAACTAACTTCAAGTACCTGCGTAAAATCTGGCAGACCAATACAGAAGAGGAGCGGCTGCTCGGTGTATCACTTACCGGCATTCTTGACCATCCTACTCTATATGGTGACAAGGCTCTGCTTAACGAGCTGCGGGACCTCGTGGTCGAGACCAACAAGACGTGGGCTGAACTGCTTGGCATTCCTCAGTCTACTGCTACTACTTGTGTTAAACCCTCGGGTACTGTATCACAGCTTGTTGACTCTGCTTCTGGTATTCATCCTCGGTGGTCTGAGTATTATGTACGAACAGTACGCGGAGACGTTAAAGACCCGCTTACTCAGTTCCTTATCGCGCAAGGAGTCCCTAATGAGCCAGATGTCACTAAACCCCACGACACTGTGGTGTTCAGTTTCCCTCAAAAAGCTCCTGAAGGCGCAACTGTTCGCGCTGACATTACCGCGATTGAGCATCTGGAAATCTGGAAAACACTCCAAGAAGAATGGTGCGAACACAAGCCCTCCATCACCGTCAACGTAAAAGAAGACGAATGGATGGATGTGCAAGCTTGGGTCTGGAAAAATTGGGACATTCTTTCGGGTGTGTCATTCCTTCCTTACAGCGAGCACACCTACAAGCAAGCCCCTTATCAAGAGATTGACAAAGAGGAATATGAAGCTTGGATACAAAAAAGCCCCGCCCGCATTGAGTGGGAGAGGCTGAGTGATTATGAGCTAGAAGACAATACCACAGGTTCACAAGAACTTGCCTGTGCTGCTGGCTTCTGTGAGATCATATAAAACTAAAAGGCCCACCCGGAGCTTCCTCTAGGTGGGCCTTTTTTGTGTTTAACGCCTGCCCATCGTGGCCGTTCTGCCGGGTCTCAGGCCGCGCCGATTGCGAGACATTTCCCGCACCGTGTCACTGACCCCGGATTGGTTGTATCGCATATCAAAGCGACCTCCCGTCAAGGCTGGCCCCGCATTACGCATAAACGTGGGACTACGGGCCAACAGTGCGTCAACCCGGTGAGCCCCGCGACGGTCCAGCACTCGCCCAGAGCGGCGACCACCTTCCCAGCGCATTATACAAGACCCTCAAGGTCTGCCGGAAGCGCGGCCCGGCGAGGAGCCAGTACAGCGCCGTTGACAGAAGTGGCCACCCCGCGCGACTTCTCGAAGGACCTCATGGTGCCGAGACCCAGCATGGCCGCGATAATAGGCCAGATAGCATCAGGGTCGAGGGCCGGAAGAGGTACGTCATTGCCAAAGAGCCGGAAGGCGAACTGCAGCAGCGGTGCCACAATCCACGTATAGCCTAGAGCTACGCCGCCCGTCCAGCCGATAAATGGACGCCACCCAGCCACAAAGAGGTTGGCATGTGTCGCCTCGGCCTTGTTAATGTCAATCTGACCAAGGGCCAGTTGAGTTTCTTGGTCCTCCGATTTAGCCGCCAGTTCCATGATCTTGAGATCGAACTCGCGCTGGGCCTCGGGGTTCGGCAGCACTTGGCGTACGGCGGCACCGATTTGGGTTATGAGGTCAGTCCACGGAAGGTTCATGCCTTCTCTCCATAAAGAGCCGCTTCATCGGCCCGACGACGAATAAGACCGTTCATGACCTTACCATCATTATATTTCCAGTTAGCAAAAGCTGCTTTAGCCCCTGCATAATCACCAGCCAGATGTTTCCTCAGCAATGTGGAATCACCAAGGCCCTCTGCCGTTGTGTCGTCATCAATGTCTAGGCCCACGTTATAGGCAAAAGACACCAAGGCATCAAACTGGTTCTGCGTAGTCGGGGCCGTACCCAACAGCATATTAACACCAATCTCGAACTTCTTAAGGTCGCTGGCAAATCGCTGGTCGGCCTTTTCTTTTGTCCACACCGTACCACGGACAATGTCAGGCCCCGTAGAACCCCAGCCGATCGTCCACGGATTTCCGTCAACAGAGCCGGGGTCTGGATAGGCGGTCAGCTTCAAAGATTCATATCGATGAATGAGATCGATGCCGCGAGGACTCGTTTTGAAGCCAGCCGCTGCTTGTTCAATCTCACCCATCAGAGCACGATTGATAGCATCAACTTCAGCTTGATTTAGACCAGACCCTTTAATATCTCGAATAACGTCGAAGAGAATTTTAGTGTTCATTTAAGCTTCCCATTTTCTTGTGACCAATTCAGATATTCCGAATCGACCTTTACCGGCAGTAACAACAGGCGTTACATAATCCAATGTTCCACCCGGCGTCAGGCTCTCGACCAACAGCGTGCTGTCGTCAGCGAAGGTCAGAAGTGCTTTGGTGCGTCCAGCAGGGACTGGCTCGGTAAATACAGGAAGACCGCGTGTGGCCGTCGCGCCCGAGGTGACGATGGGGGACGTCACGGTGGACATGACCGAACGGTCGGCCCCGCCCAGAATAATGCCAGACACCCCGTCGCCCGTGTAGCTTGCGGCGCCCGAGGCATCTAGCGGCTGGACATACGCGGCCACGTTACCGGCAGCCGTAACATCGGCGACGACCGACACCCGATAGAAGCCGTTGGCCAAAGCGACGATCTGCGCGGAAACGCCTGTAAAGCCAGTTCCTTCGTTGGTGACCGCGCCGATGGTCCCCGCCGACAGGTCAACGTCGACGAAAGCCCCGTTGGTCGCCAGCGCCCGGCCAATCTGCACGCGCGCCTTGGTACGGGTGCTGGCCTTGAGCATATAGCTGACGACGTGTCGTGCGACAGAGGTGTCGAGGTTCGGGAACGCCAGATGCTCGCCGGTGTTTGTGAACTCCGCCACAAAGTCAGCGGCGACATTCCCGTAGGCGTCGGTCGCCACGTTCAGGGTCGAGCCGGACCCCACGGGCTGACTGCCGTTCGCCGTCGATAGCGTCCAACCCGTGCCGCTTACGTCGTTGGAATAGGCGACAAGGTTGGTGGCCGCAGGCTCCAGCAGCAGCCCCCGGTCCGTCCGTTGTGGAGTATCAGCAGCAAATGTCGAGATCAGCCCAGCAGTCGTCAGACCTGTAGCTTGTCCCGTGCGGGTGTAAGTGGACCCGGAGGGCATACCATTCTGAAAATAGGTGGTGTCTAGATACTTATGACCAGCCGCCATGATGGCATCATTGATATTACGGAGCATCAATATACGCCGTCAAGGCTGCCACAATAAGATCATTCACAGACATTTTACTGTAGACAGCATCATTGTCTAGGTATTTCAGGCACGCCAGTCTGATAACAGTGTTGATGTCCATCAGGCATATATCTCCGATTTAGCAATGTGGATGGCTTTGCGGATAGTCGCATAGTGTACATACCGATAATCCCTGTTTAGATGTAGAAAGATTTCATCGGGATTCCAGACGCCACGGGCCATCCATGCCTTAGCGTCCAGAATCAGTTCCTTTAGTTTTGGTGTCATTGTGTCCCGCCAAATCGGCGTCCGTAGTCAGAGAGCCGTGTGCCGTTGCTGTCCGCTGGATTGTAGCGGCCATTCGTTTCGAGGAAGCGTTTAGCCCCTTCAAAACCTCCGAGGTGCGCCATAGCACGAATAGAGTTTTCGTTAATGGGTACGCCGCCAACAACACGACCATGATAACTGGTCAGACCCTCTTGTTGGGCCCGGGTATCAATATTGTTGAAGTGCCAATCCTCTACCCGCTGCTGTTGCTCCACTGGCATCTGAGCGAACTGTGCCCCGGTAGTGCCCTGAGGGACAAGACCAGCTGCCGCAGCATCGGCCAGACGTTCAGCCCCGAATTGCATCCGGCCACCATACCCTTCACTGTTTACCTCGGTGGGGTCACCGCCGGACTCAGATTGGATAAGGCCGCTCCTAAAATCCGGCATAACCGGAACAGGAGTCGAGATCGTGCCAACCAGAAGACTCTGAATTTGAGTGTTCAGGTTGTTACGGACGCGGTCCCATTCACCGGCTTGCGTCGGACTGTCACCGGAAGCCCTCATGGACTCTGGCGAGGCACCCGTAGCGTACATGCGACGACGTTCGCGGACAGACAAAGAAGAAGGAATAGCCTCATCATATTTGTCTGTCTCAACGAGATGGGTCAGGTAGGTGTTCTGGGCCACAAGACGCTGACGAGTACCATTAGGTACATTGCGGCGCATCTCATCGTAAGACGGGATAACCCCAATGCCTCCGGGAAGCATACCCCCGGCCAGTGCACCGGCGGCACCACGACCGGCTCGGTTAACCTCGCTCTGCCTCGCGACATATGCGTCGTAAGCTTGGCGGGTAAGGACTACTTCAAATCGGCCCAGAGCGTCGTTATATGCCGTAGTGTAGGGTGTTCCTGCTTCAGCAGGTGCGGTACGTGACAGAAGCAGCCCGTGAGCAGCAGCAGCACGACTACCTTGGGCCAGAGCATTACCGTACTCGGCATCGGCTCTGATGGCCCTGTCGAGGACTTGCCGGGCCGGAGCCGTAGCAAACTGATTCGACGCACGGAACAGAGAACTCATAGACGTGCTGGTGGGGTTCAGCTCCGTGACAGCCTCTACCGTGTTGGCATAAGTCGTACGCCATTGGGGTAGAGCCGCTTCGTTACCCGCCAGAACAGCCTCTTGGTTGGCCTGCAGGGCTGCAGCATTGGTCCGAATATAGGCTTGAGCCTCTTCGTTAGTCAGGTCCTTGAGGCCAACTTCACCACGCAAATAGCCGATAGCACGAGCAAGACTCATGGTGCCGCGCGGAGACGTAGGGTCGAAGTTCGTCATTTCCCGCCTAGCGGCTTCAAGCATAGCGGGGTCAAGCCCGGGGACGCCGTCGAGACCAGAGATAATGACGTTAGCCGCTGCCGGACCAATAGCCTGTTGAATGCGGCTATAGATAGGCAAGGCCCGACCCATTTCAATGTCCAGAGACGCCGCAAGGTTCCGAGCATTGGCTTGGTTCTGCTCAAACGACGTAGTGTACAGAGCGTCGACAGCTTCGATTTGACTATCGATATAGTCCGTAAAGACTTTGATGTCTTCGTCTGTACCTTGGATTGAGGCAATCTGAGCCACGCCACGGCCTCGGTAGGCAACAAGAGCAGCCCGGGTTTGGACCCGATACTCGCTAATGACGGACTGACGGGCAGCATCATCACCAGCAGCAGACAGTGCAAGGCTGGTAGCGTCAAGCAAAGGTGCAACAGCCACAGAGACTTGACCAATCAGAGCCCCACGCATCCTACCGGCATTCTCTCTCGCCGCCGCAGCCTGCTGGGTTGCATCAAGAGTCCTGTCGGCGCGATCAGCCTCGGCCTGCGCTTTAGCCGCTTCTGCTTCAGCCGCGTTAGCCATAGCAATACGACCAATGCGGGCAGCCTCACGCGGCGGCGTATCCCGGGTAACAAGACCCAGATTGGCCGCATAGTTGATCTGCGTACGCTCGGTGGCCAGCGAAGATGCTTCACCGTGTTCCTGTGCCGCTCGGCGAGTCTCCTCGTCACGGAACAGGTAGTGGTCAATACCGAGCCCCTTCATTGCCACCGATATTTCATAGCGGCTATCGGGATGTTGCTGGAACAGGGTGGTCACAAGATTCTCGATACGCATATCAAGAGTCCCGGCAGCGACACGGCCTTGGTCCACGGCCCTACGTACACGAAGGACCTCGTTGACCTGAGACATGACGCCACCCGGCAACATGATGTTGCTACGGCTATTATCAACAGCCCCCATCCATTCAGCCGCAGGGGCCTCCGGACGAAGAGCCTCTTGGGCCGCATCTAGGCGCGCTTGGTGAACGCCACCGGCCAGCTGGTCAAGAGCCAGTTCATTGTCGTCCTGTTGCGCCTGCTCAGCACGTCTATCACGCTCACGGCCAATACCCACCAGCCCCGGCACAGCACCCGCTGCAAAGTCAGCCACGGCCCCCAGAAAACTGGGGTTAGCCGGGCCGGGGTCGATGATGGGTTTACCGTTATTGACGGCTCCGATTTGTTCAGTCAGTTTGGCCATTACGGTCCTGTTCAAGTTGTTCAGTCTGAAGACGCTCAACATAGCTGGCGTACAGGCTGGGGTTTACATCACCATTGGCTCGCTCAAGAGCCGCTTGTCTTACATCAGCTGGCAGCAGACGTACGAACGCATTGACCTCATCCATAATGGATTCACGTTGGTCAGGGCGGTTCAGCATGTCAACACGGTAGTTGCTGATGACCTTGCTGGCCTCTTTAATGGCCTCGGACTTGTTCTTGAAGAACGCAGCCATAGCACTGATCTCGTCCATCTCACCGGGTTGAATACCAAGTGCCACAGCGAAAGCAGTTTGACTGGGCAGATCGTCAACGGACGTAGAGCCCGCACCAGACCTATAAGTCCCGTAGTTAAAGACCATGTAGGCTTTGATGCCGTTACCCAAAGTCGAGACGTTGCTGGCCAGTTGCAGAAGAGCCTGACCTCGAATGGGCCGTCCTTCGTCACCACTTTCAGCAGCCATGTATTCGATAACCGGACGCATAACGTCAGTACCGAGTTTGCCCATGATGTTGAAGGTAGCGCCACCGAGCATGTCGGAGGCAGAGACTTCACCATAGGCAGACATGCCGAAGATGTTCTTGACGAGTTCAGGGACCCAGCCGCCGGTGCCGTAGCGTTGCCCAACCAGCGCATCAACACCAGTCGTAGACAAGACGAACTGGTCGACAAGTCCACGATCAAGCGTGGCAAACGGATTAGACATATCAGCCTTCAACGAGAGAGGGCCGTCGACAACAGCATCCGGGTTCTCACCTTTATACCACGCGCTAATAGCACCAGTAATAGGTAGACCCGCCGAGCCATACAGCAGCGACTGACTTGCAATCAGACGCATCTTCTGGGCCGGACTAAAGTTGCCGATAGTCATGGCTTCCAGCATCCGGGCGTTGTAGGCCCAGAACTGAGTCGGAATAGAGAGCAGACCCTTCTGCCACCAAGCCTGAGACTCGCGCGACATGTTGAAGGAATACTCTTCGGCCCGACCAGCCAGCCTAGCAGCGAACTCGGGGGAGCCCTTCTTCAGACCCGCTTGAATGGTTTCGTCATAGGCGATGCGCCATGCGACGATACGGTTCCAGCGTTCGGCCTCGAAGAAGAAGAAACGGCCCGCTTCACGGAATCTTTTAACACCGCTGTTGAAACCGTCCAAGCCTGCAGCAGGACCATAGCTGTCCATAAGACCGTGAGTGCCACCCAGATCAAAGAAACCTGAACGAGTTGCCGACCGGACAAAGTCTTTGAAGTCGTCACTTGATTTAAAGCCTCCGAGATCGTGGACACCATTTTTAACCAGCTGCTCTAGACGGGACTCAAAAGCTTCCCGAGACAGCGTCTTGCCGCCCAGCATAAAGCGCATAGGGGCAATCATAGCCCAGCCCTGCATCCCCAGCTTGGGGGACAGAGCAGTAGCAGCCGCAGCAGTCGAAAGCTGCATAGGCAGTTGGGCCACGTTAAAGAGGCCGAGCTTAAGGTCGAAGGCAAAGGAGCGAAGAGCTGCCACAGGGTTTGTGTCCTGCCACCAGTCAACGCCAGAGACAGCACGTCGCACAGAAGGCACTACACCGTCAATCTTTTCACCAGCAACCCACTCACTCAGATGGCGAGTCCATTGCTCAGCACGAAGATCATTCTCTGTCTTCCAGCCCAAGGTCCGCTTGATGATCTGACGTTGCGCCAGAGCAGCGTTACGGGCCCTCGAGGTAGCATCGTTACCACCCTTCGTGAGTGGAGCCTCCATAAAGAGACGCATGTCTGACAGACCTTCAGGCATATCCCTCACGTCGAGGAGCTTGCCGAAAGTCTTCATCCAACGCTCAACAGCCTGAATCTTATAGTCCCCAAACGAAGTCAGGGCCGAGATATTCATTAGGCTGCGGTTGATGGTCTCGAACGGGTCCAGTAGCGGAGCCCTTTCGCCGAGATAGTCAGGCAGGCGCTCGCCCTTGCGGCCAGTATACATACGACCTTGGACGCGCAGGAAGCCATTGAAGCCCGTATCGTCAGGGTCGACAAAGTCCAGAGCCTGCCCGTCTTGCAGGTACTCGTCGGGCATCTCTCGGTCAAAGTAGACATCGAACTTAGTGTTCTTCTGGAAGGCACCGGCAGGGTCGTCCATCATTCGGACAAACTCTTCCGCCGTCGGGAACCCGGCCTCGCCACCGAAGATTTCATCGATGACAGAAAGATCAGCCCCATCGAGGTGTGCCAAGCGAGCAGCCTCCATGCGGGACGCCCAATACTTAGCCTCAGCTTTAGTCTGGGCCGCGATGTAGGTGTTAGGATTCTCGAGGAACTCTTTACCCGTGTCCATCTGCCGACCGATGACGGTCTGCTTGACAAAGTATTTACCACGATACATACGGTGACCGCCAGCGCGATACGAAATTTGCTGGCGCTTCAGGTTGTCGACCACCATATCCTTACCCTTGACGAGGAAGGTCTTGACAGTCGTGCCATCAGCCATACGCAGGGGACGCTCGAGAGACACCAGCTGGTAGCCTTGACCCTTCATGCGATCCCATTGACGCTGAGTCAGTGCGCCGTTATCAGCATAGTGACGACCGGCAGACACATCAAAGATGCGAGTCCGGGGCATGTCCTTAAGCTCACGGTCGACAATAGCATTCTCTAGATCAACCCGGCCACGCCCAGTGTCGAACGAGACGCTCCTATAACCCTTGACCACACGCTGCTTATAGATATCGTCGTTACGGAGAGCGTACTCCATGTCGTTGATATCACGGGCAGCCTGATACGCAGCCACTTCACGGGGGCTGGGCGAACGCTTAAGGCGGCGCTGATACAGAAGTTCCAGTTGGTCTTTATTAAACCAAGTGCCATGCGTGTCGCCCGCCTGAAGAACCTGACCCAGAGCATCACGCTCATGGCCAGCCAGCTGACGGAACGTAGTTTCAAACGGCTCCACCAGAGTCTTCAGCATCTTGTTGCGCGCACCGCCAGCCACTTGGGCCGCATCAGCCAGAGCCGTGTCACCCACGTTACGGGCGTTCAGTGCGAAGCGCATGGGGCTCGGGGTCAGCACATTCAGGAGACGCGTGAAGAACCCGGTCTCTGGCATGTCCTCCGCAACGCGGTAGAACCATTGGCCCGACTCGTCCACGATAGCTTCTCCGGTCATACCGATAGAGCCGCCGTAACGATTGGCCTGTGCTTCAGACGCAAACCCGCCACCGTCTTTACGACCCAGCGTAAACTCTACACGATTAGTCGTAGAGCCGCCAGCCAGTTCGACATTGGCGACATTCACATCTTTGATCTCACGACCGAACTGACGCTCCAATCGAGTCTGAATCGTTTGCAGTGCAGCAGCAGCTTCAGCTTGGTCAAGACGCGTACGAGCCTCGAGAGCGGGCAGCTCAGCCAGCATAGCACGACCACGTTCAGCAGCAGCAATAGCATCATCCGCAATCGGAACACGGCTAATAGAGCCTTCCGGCGCAACCGCCGAGACTTGCATATTACGCGCCACTTGGTCAGCAGACATACCCGAGCGAGCCGTAGCTGTCTCAGCACTGTCTTGAATAATGTCCAAGGCAGCCCGAGCAGTCAGTTCAGCGGCCTCACGACGAGCACCAGTGCGGACCATAGACGTAGTCAGACTGCCGCCAAGCTTCGCAGCCTTGCCCCACGGGACGAACCCGGCGATATCGGCAGCGGCCCAAGCATTAGTCTCAAAGGCTCCGGGGGTCCGTTCAGCCAAACCGCTCATCAGTTCGAGCATTTCGGTGTTGTTGGTGTACCCGAACATCGTAGCGTTCTCACGCAGATTGGTCAGGAATTCACCGCTAACAAACTTGGAGAACTCGGCCACGGGCATGTCCCACAGCGAGTCAGCTTCGTTGATGAAACGCTCACCAGCAAAGATGCTGTCATACCAGTTGCGGACAGAGTCGGCCACATCTACGTTACCCGTGCGAGACGGGGAGTACATAGGGATAACGCTGAGAGCAAAGTCGGCCAGATCACGGAACCACGGTTGGTCCTGCTGGTTCTGCTGGGCCCGCGCAAGAGCCGACTCGAGCACCAGCTGTTTGGTCGTGTAGTCACGAATGACATCGAGAGCATTACCGGTCTCGAGGTTCTGAAGCATCAGACGTGCTTGAGTGATGTTGCCACCAGCCGCTAGGTTCTGGACCCGCTCGACAGCTTGCTGCTCCATAGCATAGGCAGCGTCCTCACGGGCGTCCAGTTGGCTGAGATTAGTATAAGCGGCAACAGCGCCCTCAGTCAGCTCGGGGTCACCATTAGGCAAATTGTCTTGAAGGACAGAGCTTAGAGCTTGGAGCCTATTGGCTTGACGCTCGGCACTGATTTGCTCACGGACAGAAGTCTCGCCCAGCTGCTCAATCTGAGACAAATAGGCATCGGTCCTAGCGTCCATAGAGGCAAAGATGCCACCAGCTTCCTCTGAGGCCCCGAGGCTGGCGAGAGCTGCCAGTTGGGCAGTACGACGCGCATTCTCAGGGTTGACTGCAGCAGGCGCTTCAGGTTGCTCTGGCACTTGTGCAAAGAGATCAACCGGCGGCTCTTCAAAATAGTTCATTGATTACTTTCCGGGCATGAATGTGTTAGTTAGACCAGCAGCATTGCCAGCAACTTGGAACCCAAGATTGGCCACTGACGAAGCCGTATTGGCACGGGATTGAGCCGAGTTAGCTCGTCCGAGAGCCCTTGAAGCTTGGTCAGAGAAGAAGCCGTATTGATCAAGGAAGCTGATGTTGTCAGCCGCTTGAGCCGCAATAGAACTCAATCCACCCTGTGAACCGGACGAAGCCGAGACACCTTGGTTGGCCGCAGAGTTCTGGGACTGCCCATAAGCCAGACGTGCCTCCCTGACAGCGTCCCGTTTGTTTCGGGCGTTCTGCAGGTTGGCTTGTTTTTGCTGGAACTCAGCAGCTTGACGTTGATATTTGGCAGACTCTCTGCCGTTTTTAACGCTAACAGCAGTGCCAACCGCAGCTGTGGCTAGAGCGGCACCAGCAACAATTGTACTAATAGCAGCCATTATAGAGCTTTCAGATAGGACACTTCAACCGGAGTATATCCGTTATCGGTCAGGTTGGCCGTCAGACGACCTGCAAATGAATTGTTGAGGGCCGACATCTGGACCGCCGAGGCCCCGTTATCTTTAGCCCACGCTTCAAACAATTCACGAAGTTCAGTGCCTCCACCATCGGGGGCCCACCACGCTACTTCAGTCGCGACCTTCAAACTCGGCGCAAAGAACAAAGGCGTGAGGGCCCCCGCGATAAAGCCGCGTTCATTCACAATGACGCACCCGCCAGAGAGGAGTTGTCGGAAGAGTACCCGGACAGATTCTTCGTCAAACTCTACGCCGCTATAGGGGGAGACAGAGAAGAAGGCTTTGGCCATTTCAATGACGTGGCCTTCATCCTCCGGGGTGGCAAATCTAGTCTTCAGTATTTCCTTCGAAGGGGACGGACCATCCGAGGAGATCAAAGTCTTTTCCAATTTCATCGCTTTCAAATCTAAATTGAATCGCCTTACCCGAGCCGCGCACCTTGTTCTTGGAGACGACAATCGGGAAGCCAGTATCAAAAGTTAGGTCATCATCAGAAAATTGGGGCTGACGGCGATGCCGATAAACCTGAATTCTGCTAGACCATTTGTTAGAGTTAGACGTATTAGCCCAATCCCACTTCACTTGGAAGTAGCAGCTTGAGGGCTTGTCTACAGTATAGTCGTCACCATCGGCCACGTAGTTCTCTTCAGTGCGCCTCAGATAGCAGAACACATGGGGTGCTTGCTTCTTCCTCATCGCGTCCTCAAGCAGCTCGTAGCCAGTCTCAACAAAGCTCATATAAGCCGTGCCGACATTATCGTACGTGTACCAGTCAGCAAACTCGGCGCTCTTGAAGTAGCCGAAAGTGAACTTATAATTACCGCTGACAGGAACAGCACACAGATACTTGATGAAGGTGCTGCGAATGGACTCTTGGTCAACCACCTCATTAAGCGTCAAGGTGATAAAGATATCACTGATGTACGGCCCAGCGGTCGACACAGTCCACGGATAGAAGGCACCCAAGGTCATGTCGAAGGTGAGGACACGATCATACATGTAGGAACTGGGGGTCTCACCAGAACGGAACAACCATTGAATAGAGTTGGTTGCCGGATCGTAGACACCCTTAGCGTATCGCTTCGAGGCTTCCGGAATGTCGTGGGTATAGAAAGACTGAATAGTTTGTTCAGAGACGTTAGTCCGCTCAAACGAACCTTCGATGGGTCCGAACATCCCAGACTTCTGTGACATACCGATGATGCCTACGCGGGACCACCAGAAGATTTGACCCTCGGCTTCCACGATGGAGTCCGGGGAATCTGTTCCAATAGGGTTGACCTTCGAGACGCTGATGTCGGTGGCCGTAAAGCCTGCCTGCGTCCCGCTGATGTACCAGATACCGTTAGTACCAAATACCAGAATACCAGAACCCGTGGGCACCAGCTTCACGGCTTTAGCCATTTCCGGAATAGGGACCACACCACCATCAGAGGCAATCAGATCACTGATGTCTTCTGCGGTAGGGTCAGCTTCTTGGTAACAGAAACCGGCCTTTGCTTTGTCATCCAGAATTTGACTAAAATAGACAGTCGAGTTACAGGCATACCAAACGCGACCAGCAAAGAACGAGACAGTCGGAGGACGGTCAGTAATCGACTCAACCTCTAGATCAGGGATACCCGAAACAGCTGTGCGGTCGGTATAGAAGGCATCGACAATGAAGTGACCTCGGGTAACGCGGGTAGTACCGCTGAAAAACTTACCTAGAAGCTCTGCGTCAAAGTCCCCGGTTGTCGCATTACGAGCAACCCACCATTGTTTGTTGTTGGCTGGGTACTTTGTGAACTGACTGAAATAAGAAGTGATGACAGCCGTAGTCGGGCCATTATAAGTATCGACACCGCCAAAGGAATCAAAGTATTGGACAGAAGCCCCGGAGCCATCATTGCGCGGGTCAATCCAACCTTGGTTCATCAGGTTGTACTTGTGAAGGCCGGTTAGCGTCGAAGGCTCTTCATCGTTAGCCAGACCGTCGTTGACACCTTGGAAGTCCCGCATCTGAATGTAGATACGCTGCGTCGCAATGGTATCCGTGTCCACATCGTACTCGATCAGGAAAGGCTCAAGCTTTTCACCGACAACAAACAGATACCCTTTACCGCCGACCATTGACACTTCACTGAGGTTAAGGTTGGTCTGGTTCGGGGCTACGAAGTCATTAAGGTCTACGGAAAACGACTTTAGCCCACTGGAAAGCGGGCTTTGGCTCAGATCGTAGAAATAGATCGACGTTCCGATGCGATGCACGAGGAAGTTAACCGTGGCATCGTTATTGACAGATTCCCAGCGATAGGTGCGGGTGCTGTAGGTAGCGGGGCTGCTATAGACGCTGAGTGCGTAGTCGTCCTCAAAGTCCATACCGAGACGACGGCTACGGTTCCCCTTGCGGAAGATTACACAATTGTCCTCATCGATGGAGGCATCAGGCGGATACGTAAGGGCCCCGGCCTCAGTGATGAGACCTTTGACGAAGGTTCGATATAGGCGGTTAGTCTTAGCTCTTGCCATGGAACTCCTTGCCGGGGTAGATGGCTTTGCCCCACTTGTCTTTAGATTTTAGAAAATTGATTAGCCGGTCTTCACAGAGTCGGAACGACGTAAAGGAGCCTCTAAGGTTTCTGGGAAGAGTTCCCCTTGGCCATCGATGGATGCTGAATGTCGGCCCAGACTGTCTAATGCGGTATTCTTGTCGTCCGCTTGACACATACACGGCGTCCTCCGACACGCATCGTAGTGCCTTGGGGTGAACTCCGGCTGCGAGCAAATCATTTCTTACGCCCATAATTAGGAAGCCTATCAATAGGTCGAATCGTACCAGCCTTGAACCGGCTGTTCATATTGACAACCTTCTGGTTGCGCGCACGACGCTCTTCGGTGCTGTTGGAGACCTGCTTAAAGTTGACGAAGCAGGCAGCCTTAGCCTCAGCCAGAAGTCGCGGGAACATATCAAGGGGCAGCAACGGAATGAAATTGTCTTCCATGTTGAATGCCAACGACCGTTGACCCCAGCACAGCGTCTTGCTCTGCATAAGAGTTGCTCCGACGGTATCGTTCCAAGCATCAAAGACAAGTGTGTCGTCATCAAAGCTGGTATAAAACATCGGGTCACGATCATTAAAAATCGCTAGATTCTCAATCGTCGTCACTTCGTCACCATCACCACGTCCTGCGACGTAGTCGATAAAGGCGAGTGGCGACTTGTACTCAATGGTGGCGCCGTTGTACCGAACCCATTCGATGCGTTCGACATCGCTGGGCACCGTCATATGGTTAGGGAGGTCGGGGTCCGTGCTGGCATCCAGTTTGATAATACCCGCACGACCGGGGATATCAAGACCGACCGTAATATATTCGTAGGTCTCACGGATGACTTCGGCTACTTGGAGTGACTCCACAGTGTCCCCAATCGAGTTGACCTCGTCGGAGTCCATTGCACTCAGAATGTTCTGAGTCATGTCTAGTAGTGTTTTCTTAGACATTAGAACGTATCCATAGTTATATAAATCGAGGTGGAGTCAACACTGGTGGCTGTCGCATCAGTTACGACACATTTGTATGTTGCGGCATATGATGTCCCAGAAGAACTCAAGTAGGCTGAAAACTTAGTAGAACTGGAAGTTCCGTTAACGGGGCCAATCTGGGTATCACCAGACATCAGCGTCCAGACATAACTGTAAGGAGCAGTACCACCAATAACAGTAACGCTGGCCGATTGAGATGTGATAACCGTACCAGCGCCCACCTTAAAGCCTGTCAACCCTTCTGGGGATGCAATAGCTCCAAGATCAGGTCTTCCGGTCGCCAGCACCGCAATAACCCCACTCATTAACTTACTCCGGTGCCAGAGACATACCAGCTATTTGTGTCGAGTTTAAGCAAAGACGCAATACCATGCTGCGCGAGAGTCTTGTTGCTATCTGTTGCACTACCGCCGATGCGGAGAGCGACACCAGAACCACGAGCTAGAGTGACTGCACCAGAGCCAATATTGGCCACAACGATTACCGTACCCGTTGGATATGCTACAGAAGCATTCGGGGGGACGGTCCACGTGTGAGTAGAGGCTGATGTATGTAGTACAGTCTTACCTGAGTCTTGTAGGACAAAAGTGTAAGTAGCGTCTTGGGTGTTTAGCGGAGCCCCTCGGAAGCCGATGCTGTCCGAGTTCAGGGTCGTCGCAGTGGCCGTGAGACGATAATCGACAGTGCCGCTTAGAGTGGCCCCGCCAGACATCGATACGAGGGCCGTGGTGGCCAAAGTACCCGAGAAAGTGAGGTTACCATTCAAAAGACCAAGAGTGGCCCCAGAGGTGCCTGTAGCGACAGTAGCGGCACTAGCTAGGCCGAGGTTAGTTCGGGCCGTAGCGGCGTCGTCGACATCGCTGAGGTTATTGGATGAAAGAAGGTCACCGAGGCCGGAAATCTGGTCCGGAGTCTTCCAGGTCAGAACCGTGCCGTCGTTTGACATGATCTTACCCGAGTTGCCTGTCAGCGACGGGACAAGGGTAGCGTCAACGGACAAGGCCGAAGCGATATCAGCAAAACGGGCCGCATCAGAACCGCTGACCGGAGCCGCGAGATTGGTGATGCGTTTAGAGTTCATATCCAGCGGGGCGGACATCGTGTTGGGTGAAGTACCGTCACGACTCAGAGTATTCTCTAGGGCCGCCTCAATTCGAGCCGCGTTAGCATTCAGAGTTTGAATGGCGCTGGCCTCGGACTGTAGACTGGCGATATCGTCTAGGACTAGCTTGGCCATGTAATTACCTTAGTTAGAATGCCGATGACGAATGAGATAGCCCCCGCAGCACCGAGTTGGAGCATACGCCAATCTTTGAGTTGGGAGACATCTTTACGTAGGGCTGCAATTTCGATATCTTGTGTCGTCTCCTTTAGGTCAAGCTTGGAATTAATTGCGGCAAGTTGTGCCTCGATATGTCCTAGCTTGTACATAATCCCCGGATTGGTCTCAAAATTAACTGTGGTCTGTGCGTTGTCCATGGTTGTAACAAAAAGGGGGCCACCTTTCAGCAGCCCCCTAATGTTAAATCCTACTGTTACGAATCGCCCAGAGGGTCAATGTACTCAATCAGGATTCGACCGGTACCGGCGGTAAACGTGCCAGCAGCAGTCAGAGCGAGGTAACCGTCAGCTGCACCAATCGAAGGGGTATCAGCAGTAGCGGCCACGTAAGCACCAGCACCATAAGTTCGACCACCGACCGTATTCAGGTTAGCGACAACGCCTTCCGTAGCGGTGATGAGACCGTCGGCATCAATAGCCGCGCCAGTCAGAGCAAAGGTGCCGAGGGCGACCGACGTACCACCAGCAGCAGCCGTTTTAGCTACAACAGTGACACGAAGAACCGACGCGTAGGCCGGAAGCGCACAGTCGCCGGTATTGAAACCGTCAAGAGTGCCGTCGTTATTCAGGTCCGACGTATAGGAAACGCCATCAGCGCCGAGCCGGGCCAGATCGTAGTCGATGACAATCTCTTTGACGAGACCACCTTTCGACGCGATGGCGCGAGGACGGTTAATGAAGTTAGCCGGGTCTTTGTAATAGTTCGGGAACTTTACTTGAAGACCGTCGGGGTTAGTCCAAGGAGCATTAGCCATGTGTCAAATATCCTTTCGATTAGGCGACGATGGACGGGTCAGAAAGGACCGTGACCAGGTTTTCGCGACGATAGGTCTTCAGGCCGTAGCGAGCAGTCGTAACATACTCTTCACGCTGGAAGTCCTTGTTGAATTCGCCGTCAACCTTCGGCATCTGACGCCATGCACCCATCCACGGAAGGATGTCCTGCGTAGCGGAGAAGAACAGGTTGGCGACCGAAGCACCAGTCGAGGCAACCGAGTCGATCGTTTCAACAGCACCGGTTTGACCCGTGCCCGAAAGAGCCAGACGGTTGGACGTATAGACATCGAAGCCGTACACGTTCTTAACGAACTGCATACCTTGGCCGATGCCGCCTTCAACGATACCTTCCCAGCGCGGGTTGTTCGACACGTTAACCAGATTGGTCAGCGTATTGAGCAGGTATTCGACCGAGGGGTCAACGATGGCGATCAGGTTTTGATCGGGCACGTTAGCCTTCTTCAGCGAATGCCGAGCGCGGGCAAAGTCTTCCAGAGTGATGTGGCGTTTGGAGTTGGTCGTACCAGCACCAACCCAGCGGTGGGCAGCGCCGTTAATCGAGTTCAGGTTCGCGACAGTTTGACCATTAGCCGTACCCGGTTGACCCTGCTTGAGGATGTCAACTTCGACACGCTCTTGGATGGCACGAGCCATCGAGGGGACAAACGAGGCTTCCAGCTTCGCGGCATAGAACGCGTCTTGACGGTCCTTCTGGGTGATGTAGGTAGCCGAGCTGATGTAGTCGGTGATCGAGAACTGGAACTCACCGGTGTCCAGCGCATTGTACTGGATCGCAGTGTCTTCCACGTAATCGTTAACGTCAAGAGTGCCGATCGACGGGATGGTGAACGTGCTGCCGTCAGGGAAGCCGCTCAGCCAGTCGACGTATTTCGTGGCCATCAGTTGATCTTCAAGGATTCGCTTGAGATCACCAGACCAGATTTCGGAGCGAATCAGGGCTTCCGAATTAGCGGTAGTCATACCAGCCATTAAATCTTATTCCTAAGTGTAAAAGGCTTCGCCTAGACGCTGTGCATCTTTGAAGCGAGCCTGTTGAATTTTAGGTTTATAGAAAGCGATATCACCGATTTCAAGCCGAAGCTTTTCATAATAGGCGTTAGTGCCTTCCTTTACACCCGGTGCGTGAGTTTGAAGCGCGGCAGTGTTGACATCCCCTCGAGGAGCCGCTGCTTGCTTCGGCGCAGTTTCGAGCTTCATGAGTTCGTAGAAAGCGTTAGGGCTCTTGGAGGCTGTCTCTTGCATATAAGCAATAGAGACACCAAGTTCCGCAGCACGATCTGCGACCAGTTTGTTGGCAGCATCCGGAGAGCCGTAAAGCTCAACAAGACGTTCACCAACAGCTTTTGCATTCGCTTGTGAACGCTCAGTGGCGACACGTTGCTCTTGCGCTTTGAGGACACGCTCAACCAGTTCGTCCTCATTAAGAGGCTTAGCCGGTTCCGTCGACGCTGGTGTGGCTTCGCGGTTCGGGGCAGGGTTGGCGGCTTCGCGGGCCTCCCGCAGCAGACGCTGGGCTTCGACTTCTACGTCCTTGGCCTTAAGAGCATCTCGCACACCGGCGAGTTCTTCTTGAAGCTGGTTGATGAAGGCGTCTTTATTGTCCAGACGTTCTTGGGTGACTTGGTCCGGGGCAGGGGTCGCTGCAGGAGTAGTCGCGGGGGCAATGAATCCATCGGTCATGGAAGTATGTTCTACCTTTTGTCAAGATTAGTTAGTTGGAGTATTTCGTTGTATGCACGCAAGTAACCGTTCTGGTCAGCTTGCTTGAAGGCCCAAGAGGGGCAATCGTAGTCAGCCTCTTGAGTCTTTACCCCATTCTGAATAGTATTGTAGCATACTTCTCTTAGAATGTCAAGTAGTTTCTGAGAATTTACTACAATATTTTTAACTTCTTCTTGTTCAGCCTTGGGGCGGTGCTGGTACCATCGGGTTTGCATTGTCGGGCATTCCTTGTTCCATCACAATCTGCTGTGCAGACTGCTTAAGTTTTTCAGTTTCCAACATCTCAGAGATGCGGACATTGTCTTGGACGAGATCGAAGCGTTCCAGTTCCAGAAGCTCCTCGACGAGTTTTGCCAGACCGATGCCCGAGATGTGAGCATTGATGGCCGGGTCTTGGCCCAGCGGAGACGAAGCCAGTTGCGTGAGGTTCTGCAGGATGTTTGCATTACGAGCGAATCGGCGAGCACCAATAGGACGAAGCTTACCTTTGGCAGCAATATCGTCTTTAGTGATCTTCATGAACTCAGCAGCGCCAAACTGATCGTCCATGACCTTGATGAGGTCAGACGGGCCCATATTACGACGAGCAGCTTCAAGCATGGAGTTCAGAGCAGGTTCAAGGAAGGACTCCTCGAAGTACGCGCTCTTGTTCAGGAAGACTCGGTTTGCACCGTTCTCGAGGACTTGGACCTCATAGGCAGTCTTTTCACCCGGAGTCCGGAATCCCATGGCTTGTTTCGGTGCACCGGCCATCTCCTCCATCTTAGCTTCATACATAGCAACTTGAGTGTCTGCATTCAGCATAGTGGTATCAGGACGCAGGAACTCTACGTCACCCTCATCACCGCAATAGATACGTTCGCCGGGACCGTAGTCAAAATCTTCAACGTAGCCCGTCACTTTCATGACAGGGTGGACAATCAGGTCAAAGGCGTCTGACTTGGCGTTCTCGAGGTGGTCGATGCGGTATTGCATGCCAACCAGATTATCGAGAGGGCCCATAGCATAGAGGTTGTCAGGACGGAGACGCCAACCACAATGGAAGATGTTCGGACGTCCAGTCCATGTATTGCAGGGCTCATTGCGAATAATGTAGCAGCGATCAACAACGGTAATGACGCGATTCTTTTGGAACTCTTGCGTGTCAACATCGTACAGGTCTCCGTAGAAGTGGAGCAGTTCGATATACTCCGATTGGAAGTATTGCAGGAAGGACCCGAAGCCATCAATCTGATAAGCGTCAGCCTTCTTGAAGTCTCCTTGACTCAGACCAGAGAACTGGTGTCTATTGGCCATAACCTTCTCAAAGACATCGGCCAGATACGCATTCTCGGGGTGATCTTGGATGTCGGCCTTTAGGGACCCGAGAGACTTAAGCTCACGGATAATCTTAGGGGCCTCAGCAAACGAAGTAGCCGTAGCGTTAAAGACAATGTCATTTGGCGAGATACGCACGAGACGTGGACCAACAAAGCCCGAATGCTTCTCCCCCGTAATCGGGTCCTCAAACTCCTCGGCCACAAACTCCGTCATACAGAAGACGTTGCCGTAGTCGATATAGTCGTTCACGAGCTGCTGCACGGTGCCGCGATAGCCGCCCATACGCATCTTGTTGGCCATGTAGGCTTCGATGACTTCTCGCTTGGTCTTGGCCTCCGAGGACTCATCGTCACCTTCCCACTTGATCGGCCTGTCATTTGGGAACAGAGCCGCCATATAGTTGGCGTTCAAGTTATCCCGAATTTGGCAGAGTTTGGGGATGTGGACAGAGTTCTTCCACGGCAGCGCAGCATTGCTGGTGCCCGAGGTATCGGTGGCGAAGATGTATTCACGAATCTCGGCTTTTTCTTCCAGCCATTGATTTCGCATGGACTCCCACTCAACAAACTTATTGCTGATATGGCGGGCCAGATGATCGGGCTGTAGAATGTCCCAGATATCGAGACTTCGAGTGCCAGTAGCCATTTAGTTAAACTCCCTATATGATTTCAACAGCTGTTCAAAAATCTCAGTACCGAAATCGGACAAAGAGATATTCATGTGGTAAGTAATAAGTCGCACATTCCCGCGTACGTATCCGAGACTTGGCACAATACGATCAACGCTCGGCGCATCGGGATTCACTTGACCTTTAGTGCCCCAAGAGTTCAAATCAAAAACTCGACCTGTTAACGCGCAGCAACCTTCAGATTCGTGCCACAGTTTAATTAGATATTCTCCGTCAATGTCAAACGGGAGATTTTTATTAGCGGCACGATTCTTTGCCATATGGCTTAAACGCTTGAGTCGCCGCGTATAATCCAATGACCACGTAGTCCATGAATGTTTTAAAGTGGCGCAAGGACTGCAAACTTTTTGAGCGTTACAAGTTGGCTCAAATTCCACATTACAGTTGTTACATAACACGACCGCTCACCCCTCCGAATCTCCCATAGACAATATTAGAAGTTGGACCATTGCTGCGGCCCTGCATTCCGACAGGAGGCACGGCGATCTCAATAGCTGAGGCCAAGGCGTCCATAACGTCATCATGCGGCGGATGTGACAGAATTAGCTCATCCTCTAGAACCTGACAGTTGCCACCTTTGTAGTGCCACATGGTGTCGTTGTCGTATCTCGGTTCAAGAATCGCCGCAAGTCGCTCTTCTTTAGAGCCTTGGTGGCGGGTCGGCTTGTGGTCCACAACGCTGAGGTGCATACCATATGATCGAATATGATCTTTGAGCTGGGAGACAATAGCTCTCTGAGCCGCTGTAATTTCTGCGGACAGCTTACGGAAATCCCATTTGACATGCAAATCAAGGATGTGTTTGAAGTACTCACTGATCTTATCCGTCTTAAAGCGATCGATGTCTAGGACGTAGATAAACCCGTCTCGATCGATTCCAATGACGACAATAGCCGTGTAATCAGCTCGGGCCGACTCTGAATAGGCAAAATCCACGGCAGCGAACACATTAAGTTTCCTATCGCGGTACCACCAGGAGCCATTCTGGTTGAGCATGTGCTTCTTGTCATAGTATTGGAATTTGCCTCGGTCAATTCGCATGTCTCCAGGATCGTTGGGATCATTATAGTACTGAGCGCGGAACTGAGTCCGATCTAGATATTGTGCGCGCTTACGGGCGAGAATCTTCTGGTCAAAACCAAACTTCTTACCGTCGGAGCGAATCTGGATGGGCCACAAGAATTCACCAGTGCCATCACCGATGTTCTCAACAGCGCGTTCAAAGACCTCGTATACCGGCTCCTTGTCGACCACTTCGTTGTTCTCATCGTAGACATCTTCGTGCATGTCGATGAGTTCAGAGTAAAGGTCTTTAGGATGGTAGCGAGTACCACAGGCCCACACAGAGGCGTCACCGCCTTGAATGGATGCCAGCAGCGAATACTGGCTCTGGACTTTATTACGTCCTTCATCCGTGTAGGCGTTCTCATAAACCACAACGTCATCCATAACGGCTACGTCGCAGTGGAGCCCGGTCAGACTGGTAGTGAGACCGCCGGTGAACACCGTGGCATCACGAATGCCTTCTTCTTTACGCTTGGGGTGGTCAATAGCGATTTCAGTGTTAGTCCACTTCTCTCGCTTACCCTCTTCTTCATTAATCATCTCCGGCCAATACCGACGATAAATATCGCTGGTCAGAATATCTTTGATGAACTTAAGTTGTTTCTCAGCAAGGTGACTCGTAGCGGAGACATAAAGAATCCTGATGTCAGGACGCCTAGTGATCTCCCATGCCACCCGGAAGGCGATCATACGGGACTTACCATGGTCTCGAGGCAGCAGCAGGAGCTGGTGAGTCTTAGCCTCTTGTCGGGTCCACCATGAGCACAGCTCTACGTGAACGGCCCCCAAGACCTGTTTAGGGGCAATAAGACGAATGAAGGTCTCAAGGTCAGCAAGAGCTGCCGCCTTGATCTGGTCCTTCTTAGTCTCTTGGGTTGCGCTTAGAGCCATTCTTTTTACGTGGATACGAGCGGTTGGCGCGTTTACTTTCCATCCGCAGGTTCCCCTTCCTATTGTCTAGAGGGTTCCCGTTTGCATGGCCGACATCTTTACCGTCACCCTTGCGTGCCTTACCAGAGCGAATCATTTCGGCCCGTGCCCTGTTACGGGCCATTCGGCGCTTGACTTGCTCTGGCTTGGAGTTGTATTTAGCCTGTGCCCTTTGTCGGGCGGCAGTAGCCATTAAGCCTTACCTCCTGCAATTACTTTCAGTCCGATGCGGGCCAGGTCCTCATCTTCCACGGTAAGCGCCTCAGCAGCCTTCTTAAGCTGTCCTTCGAGTTCTTGCTTCGAAGGTCGACCCCTGATGCTCTTGTCGTACTCTGCTGTCGCAATGAACTTAGCAGCAGCAAGAGCTTGAGCACCATTCTCTCCATTCATAATTTCGATGGCCTTGGTGATAGCTTCAGACTTGAGTTGAAGGTTGAGTTCTGTAATCCAGACTTCATAGGCCTCTCTGAACCATTGACATCTCATGAGCCTTAGCCAGTGATTCCAATCACCGAGATAGGTGAGAGCCCACTTACGACCAGTCGGGTCTTTAAGGTTGACAAAGGTAGTGCGGCAATTGATAAGGCCGGGACGATCATCGTAGAGATCAAATACCGCCTCACAGATGAGACGATTCTTGGGACGATCAAAGGTCTTCTGGTAGAAGAGAGCCTCGGTGAGCCAGACTCCCGACTCACCTTTATATGGAGGCTTCGTAAACTTCTTCATATTATGTTCCGATCAGACCGTGACCAGCCGTGGCGTGCAGATCGTCTTTCAGAGCCTTGACTGTTTGAGACAGGTCACGCACCATATCCATTAGAGTTTGGATAGTGGCCTGCGTGTATGTAGCTTCAGCGGTACCAGAGTAGGTGGCATTTGCCGTACGCTTTGCTGTTCCGGTGTCAACAGACCAACCGGTTTTGCGAGTACCAAGCACCTTACCACCGGATAGGATTGACAGACCGGCAGCATCGAATTTGTAGAGATCAAACGTGGTAACCGGGTCGGCAGCGGCATAAGCCATTCGTCCGCCAGTTTCACCGCCTGTCGATGACCACAGATAAAGACCCGAGGCAGAGTTATCGTATAGCTCCGCCTGAGTCGCGCTGATTGGCTTAATGTTGGTTGCGCCGATGGTGAACGTATCACCAGACCAGTCTACGCCGTGACCGTGTTGAATAGTCCAGCCGGTGTTCTGGAAGCGATGGCCTGCTGCACCAGCACTGCCTGTCCGCATCGGAGCCAAAGGGTTGGCGGTATCGGCCCAATCGAGAAACCAACCCGTTCCAATCGGTCCGCGACGCTCAGGCCCGGTTGCGGAACCGGTCAGCGTTTTAAGCGCACAGAAATTGTTGCAGGAACCGTGCGTGTGAAATATCGTCCCTGCGTCTTCAATGTCGCCCCCGATAAGAGTCAGGCCATCAACATTAACTAGGTGGTAGTTGTCGGTGTTGACAATAGCTTGGTTGACCGGGTTGATCTCCGTGATGCCAACACAGCCGTGAATATAGCTATTCTTAAAGTCACAGGTCGTAAACTGAAGGGTCGTACCGGTTGAAGTGTCGTGACCGATCAACGCCCTCTTGTTGAAGAACAGATTAGAGTAGTGACAAACATATGCCCCGCCGTAGCTTCCGGTCGGACCGGGTACACCGTCCGTGTGACTATCCACAACAAGACCAATAGACGTTGAGGACTCACTGGAAACCCCAGTAGCCACAGTGAAGACGCGGTCAATGTTCGAGATGTCTGCGAACCAACCACCGTAGTGGTACACTCCGACGCTGTTGGCAACACTGTTGAAGTCAATGCTGAAGTCACGGACAACGCAGCCCATGACGCCGTTGATCTTGACTGCTCCGTGACCACCGCCGACAAAGGTTACAGCAGGGTCGGCGACGTAATCAGCACCCGCTGCAACGATGGCCAAGGCACTGACCGTTCCGCCAGAGACCGTGGCAACCACAGCAGCATCATTGGCCACCGCATCTGCTGCTGGGCTGTTTGCGACAATAGCGACAGGCGTGGTGACAAAACCTGAACCGCCCGAGGGAGATGCCGTGGTCAGAGCCCCAGCAGTCCGCGCGGTCGTCACGGTAGGCATGACCATTGCGCTGGCAGGAGCGCGCAGCTTAAAGATGGTCGAGCCGCGCCCAGCGCACAGAAGCTGCGAACCGTTAGAGTCCAGACTCAAGGCGAAATCGCCAGCGGGACCGGTAATGGTCGTCGCGCCAACCAGCCAGACAATCTTCTTGGTGCCGGTGTCGATTCTGGTATTCAGGAGGTAACCAGCAGAATCCGGAACGCAAATCACAGCACTGGTTGCCACGGAGGCCACAGCCAGTGCAAATGCCGAGCTGTCGTTCGTGGTGCCGTCACCGACCGCACCGAAGTCCTTGACCGAGACAAAGTCCCGCATCTTAGCCTGGGCCGTACGAGCGACCGCACCGGTACCCGACGCGATGGAGCCGACGAGGGCTGCACCCGTGGACAGGGCCAGATTGGTCAGTGAGACACCACCAAGGTTCGCCAGACCAGCCGCCGCCGTGCTCGCACCAGTGCCACCGTCGGCCACAGCAATGTCCGTACCGCCAGTAAAGCTACCACCAGTAATCGTAGGGGTCACCAGGCTGGGCGAGGTATTGAACACCGCGAGACCTGTACCCGTTTCATCTGTGAGGGCGGCAGCCAGGTTGGCCGAGCTTGGCGTCACGAGAAAAGCATTAACGCCAGTTCCCGGTGATACAGCCAGCACATCACTGAGACGCGCGGCGTCTGACCCTGAGGTAGGCTCTGCGAGATTAATAATCTTATTGTTGTTCATGTCAATAACAGCCTCCATTTGGTTGGGGCTGGTACCGTCACGACTTAAGGTGTTCTCGATCGCCGTCTCGATGGAGTCGAGGTTTGCATTCAAAGCATTCGATGAACGATAGCCGGATTGAAGCGGGCTTATTGTCAACTTAGCGATTGGTTTAATCCTTTGTAGGGTCGACTTGCTTTCACAAGGAAGAGGACAAAAAGAAAGGGGACCTGGCTACAAGCTCGGGTACCCCTTGAGCGGCGTTTACGGCAAGAGTAGTCAAGTAGAAGGATTGACAAAGAATAAAGATTAAGTATCTAAGAATCCAGTTACCCTTGTGGGTGACATCTACATGAGCACTCTTGCGCTATGCTCTAATTATAGCATATTTTAAAGACAAAGTCAATAGAGAGAATGACAAATAATTACCTAATATCCACATCTAGACAGTATAGGAGATGGTATCCCCCGATGAGTCACCCTAGGAAGACCTCATAGGCGCTAGGTAACATCATATGGAGCATATCATGTCTCTTTCCCCAGGATGGTATGGCCCCCGAGTTGCATAGGAATTTCTCTAGGAAAGTCTCAGCGTGTGATATGCAAGAATAAGGCCACCCCAGGCCCCCTGCTACCCCCTCTCAAGATCAGACAAAGTAACCCCGAAGGTTCCTCAAGGTTAGACATCGAGACTTTGAGTATAGAGAGGGCCGAATACTTGGGCAGGACACATGAGAGGGAACATGGTGATAGACGTTAGCGTGGGACTACAGGGGTCATCAGTGAGATACACAGTAACAGGGGGCGGGATGAAACATACGGTTGTATCTATTACCTATTGTCTTATCCCACAACCTAAGCGGTCATCACCTGATTGTGACTTGCATTGTCCCCGGCTTTGGACTAGGGCCAGTGTCAAGGAACCTTTACATATCACAAAGGCGTGATGAGGGGTTGACACCGTGATAGACATTGAGTAACGCGCGCGCCCGGTCCTCATTCCCACGTGAGAGGGCCTGTCATAATCCATTCATAAAACTGTCACAAAAGATTCACGTGACTTAGGGCGGGGCTCCTGTATGGTGATGTTGTCAGGCCAATAGGAGCTGACATACCGGTCTAGCGGTACTGAAGCGCCAAGCCCCTAGGGGTGAAGCGTGAAGGGCTAAGGTCTAGGCCACGGTTGAAAGGATGACGGCTAATGCCCGATTTGTTTTTGTTGCTGGCCCAAAGTGTGTCAGCCGACGATGTGGCCGCTATGTTTGACGACGGCGACGCATTTGAGGCGGAGATAATGGCCGGTGAATGGGAAGCCTTGCGCGATTGGCGGGAGACTTATCATGGCTCGTAACAGACCCGGCAAGCGCGAGCGTATCAACGCAAAGCGTGACGCCTTCCAGCGTGACCGCGCGGCAATCATGGCCCGCAATGCGCTTGAGCCTAAGCCGGAACGCCCTGTGTATGGTGCTCCGAAGGGCTTGCGTAACAGTGTGTTGGCCCGCGACAGTCTCAAGGGTGCGTCACACGACATTGGTTTCGTGGGGCCGCGCGGCTACCATACGCCAACAGACAAGGTTGGCAAGCGAGAGGCCGAAAAGGGCTTGCTTGCACCATCCCGCCGGACAATGGCGGAACGTCAAGAGGCGCTTGCACTAGCCGCCTCGGTCACGTTCAACCGTCCGACGCAAAAAGATTAGTCAGGCCTTATTCGCGCCACATTGTGCGATTAGTGTCTGACTTAGAGAGGGGTTCGCCTCTTTCGTCCTACCTAGCGGGTAGCTAGGGCGGTTCCTCTCCGCAACAAGAGGGCGGGTTAATCCCGTACCGCGACGCAAGCGGGCTAGACGGCGGAAGCGCATCTATGCGTGAAAGCTAAAGGTCCGTATCCCTTGGGGAGCGTAATGTGGTGGCTGCAATCGGTAACGGTTGACGGCATTAGGTTGTATAGGACCGGCGCGCGCCTTAGGCATTATGCGTGACGACTATAGGACCACTGTAACGCCTTGTCCGTAACCCCTTATGGGAGCGGGAACGGGGCGACACAACAAGCAACCCTTACGCATGGCATAGGCTCGCACGGTACAGACACCGGCGGGCTGTCGTCATGCTATTGAGGGGTTGCTAGTGGTGAACGCATGGGGTTTTCGCCCCCATGTTAGGCAACGTCTATCATAGCTCCGTGCGCTCACTCCTAGCAATCCTGCTAGGTTAAACCCATGCGCCAAGCGCCCGTGGGAGGCTTAAGGAATAGGCTATGAAAATCCAATCGGCAAAAGTGCTGAACACGCGCATCGACGCCTTCGGCAAGGTGGTTCTGTCCACTCAACAGGAAGCCCAGGACATTGGTGTCCAGTGTCTCGCTCACTATGCGGAGCACGGCGACCTGACCTTGTTCGCGCGGTTCGTCGGCGGCAAGATCGGTAGCAAGAAGAAGGGCGACCGCAAATACACCATCACGGACGACTTCCCCGGCGTCTGCGGCGTCATGCGGAAGTCCATCGTCGCGTGGGCCGCGAAGTTCTCCGACCTGCGCTTCAACGGCGACGGCATGGTTTACCGCATGAACCGCGCCAGCGAATCGTTCAAGGCGTTCCATCCGACCATCGGCGGCGTTCTGTCGAAGGCCGGTCAGGCCGTCAACGTGGACATGGCGGAAGCCGAACCGTGGTACGAGGGCGACGGCGCGAAGCGTGACGCGGCTGTCCGTCCGCTGGACCTGCTGAACCTGATCGCCATCGCCAGCTCCATCGCCAAGCGGCTGGAAAAGGCCAAGGAGGCCGACGCGGAGAACGGCGGCGTCATCGTTCCCGGTCAGCTGGAGAAGATGGAAGCCTTCGCGGCGGCCATCACCAAGGCGACCGAGGCCTTCGAGAAGAAGGAGGGCGTCAATGTCGTTCAACTGGCGGCTGAACGCGAGGCCCGTCTGGCTGCGGCCAATCAGAACGTGGCGGGCAATGCAGCGGCGGCTGATCTCGGCGCTGAACGCGCTGCTGGCTAAGTGCCTACCAGTGCCGCGTATGCGAGCGCGGAGAAAGCGTTGACTTAATGTCAGCACTGGTTTCCCCTTCCCTGTGTCATGCGGGGGAGGGGTTTCTTGTTCTGATAAGCAGGACAATCGGAGGGTACTAATGTTACTCTGATACTTAGTGGAAAACGAACGACGACGATAGGGCCCGCCTGATGTAACAATCGGGTGGGCCTTTTCTATTGCTTAATCTATCACGCCTGTCGAGTGCTCGCTCGATTGCGTTAGTGTGCTTAATGGTGAACGGGTGCGGATGCACGAGTACCGCCTTAGTAGGTAAAGGAGACCTACCCGTTCTCCCCTACGCATATGGCTCTTGACAAAAGCCTGAATCCATGCTACCCTACTGTTACAGCCCCCGGTAAAGGATACACACAAGATGTGCAACACCCTTCATACGTCCGTCGTCTTCTGGACCATCGGTACTGCCCTCGTGGTGGCCGCTGTCTCGGTGGCCTTCATCGCCCTGCGTCATGCCCTGGAAATGTGGGATATCTTCTGATGCGTATGACGCAACACAGAGCCGACCATCCGAATCCGACGCCAGCGCCTCCCATGGTCGAGGCCCGCCCGGATGAATATGTCTTCGCCGCTGAATACCATTTTGATGTGGCAGAAGAACGTGTCCACGCCCTGTCCGAGCACTTCGGCGCAGGGGTCATGTCTTAATCTATCACGCCTTCGCCCTAAGGAGAGGCTAAGAAAATGAATGCTCTTTCGTGGCTTATATACCTGGCAGATGTGGTCAACAGCATCGGCATCCTGTCCTTTATCGTCGGGTTCTTCGCGCTGCTGACGTTCCTAGCAGGCCTCGTGGTCCTGTGTGCCAACCCCGACCCCGAATACGACAAGGCTGAGCATGTGGCCGGTATCGGCCTGATACGGTGGTCCACTACAGTATTTATTATCTGTAGTCTGCTACTCATTGTCCTCCCGGGCCGTGATACCGTCTACGCCATCGCCGCCTCTGAAATGGGCGAAGAAGTCCTGAACAGCGAGACGGGCTCCAAGGCCGTGAAGGCGCTGGATGCGTGGCTGGACCGTCAAATCTCTCCGCCGGAAGAACCGACTACCTAATTACTGCTGTGCACCCCCGGTCTTAATCACAAACCCTCGACCGGAGGCAGTAGTCGTGTGGCTCCGCACGTAACAACGGGCGACAATGGTACACGTCGTCTAACTAGTGAGGACACCACCTCGGAGGGGTGGAAATGTGGGTTCAAATCCCACCGTGAGCCACATTTGAGACAACAAGTGAACACCTGTTGTTCCTCGGTCTGATACCTATAACGTAATTCCTTTTGTCGGCTATCCCCTCTCCGGTCGGTGTAGTCCACTTAAAGAGGTAAGTCGGGAGGGTTGAAGGTGGAGAGAATGGCGGGTGTTCTCTTTTTGTCTTTGTACTGCCGACGCTTCGCTAGTCGTAACACCTCTAACCCCTCAAATCTGAAAGATTTGTACACATGCGCTTCATCATCACCCATGCCCGCTTCGGCAACGCCGTTTCGATCGATCTCCCGAGCCACAGCAGCCGGGCCGATCGCAACCAGGTACGGGCCATCCTGCGTAACGCCGAGCGGGGCCGTCTCGCTGGCCGGGACGAGTAAGGCCTATGTTCCGTAACTACCTCATGCGTTCCGTGAACGCGCAAGCCCTCTATGCAACCCTCGGGAGGATTTATGTCATTCGACTACGCGAGGACAGCGCACCTTCGGCAAGTGATGGTGACGCAGCGGGACCACCTTCGATGCCGTAACTGGTGCCTAATCGTAGTCGTTCTGGCCTCGATGACACTGGTGCTACCATCTATCATGACTATCCTGTTCATCGGGGCCTTCGGTCGCCTGGCATACGTGCTGTGGCGCTGGGTGGATGCGCAGGAACGTCGAACAACATGGAGAAACTCGCTTGGAAAAGCGTAAATCGGACTATGTAGACTTTGCCCTGTCCTTCGGGACGGGGTTTTTTCTTGCCATGTGTCTCGTGGGGATCGTCGGTATGATCCTCACGACCATCAGCAAGATCGGGGGCTAAAAGCGTGGCTCAATATCGCCCGTATGTGACTCTCGACCCACAGAATTGTGGGCTGGCTGTGCTGCATGGCCTAGGTTACGGCAATCCGCTGTGCGACAACATCGAAAGGCAAGACTGGCACGATACTAACCGTAAGATGTTTGTACAGCTCATGGAAGAGTTCGACCAACACTCGGGCTTCTTCCGCAACACCGGCCAGGGACCCTATGGATGCCCGGAACGGCACGCCCTGACCCTCTCCATCAACAAGTACCAGAAGGAGCAGTGGGGTGCCCTGCTGGCTGAACATGGCTGGACTCAAGTGGCCGCGTATCGGAACCGTAAAGACACAGGCACGGGGCCCTGCTTTATTTATTTCCGGGCGCGAAAAGGTTCTGAATATGTCGAGGACTAAGCTCATCGTCCGCAGCCACACAAACTGCTGCGGGGCTGTTATTCTGGTCCCCGGAATCGAGAAAGAAAAAGTTGTACTAGTATACAATCCCAAAACCTATCAGCACGAAAACGTCAAAAAGCTCGTATTTCAAGCCCCTACAGACGAAGAAGAGACGGCTGAAATATTTAGCCAAGCTTTCCACGTTCGGGCCAATAACTACGTGAATTTCCTTTTTGTCCCCACTGAATTTTGTGAACTGATGGCTGCTCGTGCTGCCAGGTCAAAGCATTGGAAGCGTGTCGGCAAGTCGGCGGAAGGTGAATGCTGGATTTACGGAAGGGGTCACGCAAATGTCGGTTAGACTTTTGGGACACAGTGCAGCGGACGGCAAGAGTCCGGTTGTCAGCCTATACTTCCACGGTGTCGGGTCCTGGGTGCATCCGCTGAAAGAGCACCGTGAGGCGGAACTGAATCATGTTCGCGATCAGATTAAATTCTGCAATCTCAAAGATGACGTGATCTACGAGGTCACGCTCACGAATAGTCAGCGTGTTAACATCGAACCTCTCATTCTCCCTTTGGGCTTCAAGCACGTTCATACGTCAAAGAACCCCAATACCTTCAACATCATCTATACCTATGTAAGGAGTCCACTTCCCCTTGATTGAACACGTTTTGGTTTATGGAACGCTACGACCCGGCCATGGTGCGTATCAGGCTTTCGATCTGGCACACCAGTCGGAGCATCTGCAAACGGTGCGGGTCGAAGGTACGATGTACGACCTCGGAAGCTTCCCCGGTGTCAAGCTCGACGGTAACCCCGACGGGTTTGTCTGTGACCTGCTGAAGATCACAAACCCGGATGTGCTTCGTAGGCTCGACGCGTACGAGGGCTATCGGCCCGATTTCCCCAATAATTCTCTATACTTGCGGCAGACTGTGGAAGTCGCCGACATTGGAGCGGCCTATATCTATGAATACAACGACAGCGTCGGCGCAAGACCCCGTGTCTCCAGCGGCGATTGGACCCAGTGGAAAGCTAACGGCTGAAGAAGCCAAAGAGCTGGCTGCGAAGTATCTGAAGGGACACGCAGGTCCACGCTCTAATACGGCCTTTCATGGGCACGTCCTGTACGATGGCTCTCACGAATCTGGTGGTGGTTATGGAGTGTGTCACTCACAGCTTGCCGCCAATACTAAACACAGAGCCGCCATCTACATCCCGACGATGCGTAATCGTCTTGGCGTTGATAAAGAAGCGGCCATTCGGTTCTACGCATGGTTGTTTGGTCCGGCAAGCCCTTACAGAACTATCATGCCGCCGTTGGACCCTGAAGAAGTCTTCGAGCACGGCTTCGTAGTGGGTGACCTTGACAAGCATCCGGCCAATCTTGTCTACAACATGGTGATTGCCAGTCGATTTGCCTATGAATTCCAAGGTCAGGTCTCCGAATGGAAGCGCCGAGTCGATCTTGGCGTGCACCCCGGCCTCGCCTACTGGTCGATGTTTATACCGCCCAGTGTGAACAATCCTAACTGCAATCATCAGGCCTTTGATTGGCGACGCGTCTCTGAAGATTACGTCAAAAATCTGTGCAACGGGACCCCGGCGAATCCAAGCGGACCTTACAACACCCATTCTGTATTTCCGTGCAACGTGGTTTGGGGTGACAAATCGGCCGGAGGTAACACCGGCAACATGTGTGCAGGTGACGTTCAACTTCTTGACACGTGGCGAGACCTGTATCCCGAATTCCACACTGAGATTAATCAGCGTGTCGGGGATGCACACCCGTCGGCTTGGGGGCGATGGGACGCCAAACCCGAAGTCGCCGAAGCTGAGCCTAAATATGAGCTGGTCCCCGGGCCGATCAAATCCATGGACGCCCTCATGTCCATCTTGCTGAAGGAGCAACAACGCCTTGGCCTTGAAAACCCCGCGAGCTGAAAAGTTCCGCCAAGAAGTCGTCTATGTCCATGGTCCGGGCGCATTCCCCTACATGACCATGTTCGCCACCGCTGGCTTTCAGATGACGGACGACATCAACAACGCCACCATCGTCTGCTTCACCGGCGGTGAGGACGTGAACCCGGCTCTCTATGGTGAACCCAACCGCATCATCCAGAATCGTGGTGTGAGTCGTTTCAGCACTCAGCGGGATGACCGTGACGCCTATGTCTTCGGCCTCAACTGTGCCAACAAGGTACTGCAAATCGGCATCTGCCGTGGTGGTCAATTCCTCAACGTGATGAACGGCGGCAGGATGTGGCAACACGTCAACGGCCACGTGACCCCGCACAATCTGGTGGACGCCATTACCGGCGAGGTCGTCAAGGTGACCAGCACACACCACCAGATGATGCGTCCGAGTGCCGAGGGTGAGGTCATCGCCTCCGCACGTGAGGCCTCATTCAAATACGCCGAGCCCGATGAGTGGCACATCGAGCAGGATGCCGAAATCAATCCCGGTCTCTTGGAGGACGTTGAGGTGGTCTGGTATGAGGAGTCCAAGTGCCTCTGCTTCCAGCCGCATCCCGAGTTCGCCGATGCGGTCGAGTGCCGTGAATACTTCTTGTCCCTGATCGAAAGGATTATCCATTAAATGTGCGGTCACGTAGGTATGGCCGGAGACGTTTACTCTGCTGATCTGGAAATCTTCCGGCAGCTTCTGTGGGTAGACGCAATCCGAGGGTTCCACGGAACAGGTGCAGCAGTCGTTTCTGGCGGCGGCAAGGTTACGTTGAACAAGGTGCAGGGCTCAACCATGCGCCTCTTCTGCGAGGCTGACTTCCACAAGTCCCTGACATGCACCGACAGGGTCTTCATCGGGCACAATCGTCATGCCACCGTTGGCAGTCACGATGCCGAGAACAGCCACCCGTTCGACTTCAGTCACGTCGTCGGGGCCCACAACGGCACTCTGAATGGCCGTACGCGTCGATCTATCACGAACTTCGACAAGTTCGGCACCGACTCCGAAGCTCTGTACTACAACATCAATGAGTTCGGCATCGAGGCTGTTATGCCCGAGATCGAGGGTGCCTGGGCTCTCGTCTGGTATAACAAGGTCGAACACACCCTCAACTTCCTCCGCAACAATCAGCGTCCCCTGTGCTACTGCTTCAACGAGAAGGGGACAATGATCTACTGGGCCAGCGAGGCTTGGATGCTGCGTGGGATTCTTGAGAAGAACAACGTCAAGATCAGCGACAACGGCATTCTCAGCCTCAAGCCCGACACGTGGGTCCGCTTCGATGTTCCGCGCGGCAACAACGCCTTCAAGCTTCCGTTCGTTCAGGAGCTGAAAGGATACGTAGCGCCCCCTTTTCCAATGTCCCCGTGGTCGCAAGAAGCTCAAGACGATCGGTGGGGCGTGGACGACATCATCAGCGGGTGGACGCCCCAACAGGGTGGCAAGGACATAGCAAGCCATCACGTTCCGAGCGGGCAAGGCTCAAAGCCGAAAAACTCCAGCGCAAAGCCGCCAAAAGGGCAAGGCGTGCTACCCGGCTTGGGCTCGCCGATGACCCCTTCGTCGGAAAAACCGGATACGAAGAAATCCCTTGGACTGACGATCAAAAAACCAGCGGACCACCCGGAGAACATGGGGACGACCCTCTCGGACGAGAAGGACTCTATGGTGAACAGCCCGGCATGGTCACGGTCCATTAAATCGGCCTTTGACATGGGTGAACGCCACGGTGAAGAGGGCCGCTCCAAGGCTCACTGTCCGTTTGGCCCCGGGTCCGTTCAGTACAAAGCGTATCAATCGGGCCGTAACAAAGGTTTCGAAAAGGCGACTGCCGACGCTCTCAAGCCCGGCGCTCGTACTCCTCAACTTCCGCAGTCGATGCGTGGTTTCAATGGAGAGCTGCTCAATGAGCGGCAATTTCGGGAACGCACGGGTTCGACTTGCCGTTGTTGTGATGATGTTGTTGAGTTTGGGACTCCAGTCAAGTTCTATACACCCGACGACTTCTTCTGTGAACCGTGCGTTGAACAAGACAATTCCCTCAAGCAGCAGTTGGACAAGGTAGCTTAAGACAATTATGAAAATTCTGATCGGTTGTGACCCGGAACTGTTCCTCCGTAACCCGGTGGATGGTTCTTTCGTTTCGGGTCACGATGCCCTTCCGGGCAGCAAACTGGACCCCTATAAGGTCAAGAGCGGCGCTGTGCAGATTGACGGCACGGCACTGGAGTTCAATACGGACCCCGCCGCATCCTGCGATGAGTTCGTCAACAACGTCGCAACCGTCATGAAGCAGATGCAAGAAATGGTCGAAGCTGGCCCTTACGCGCACTGTCTCATCGAAGCATCACCTGTCGCCGAGTATGACCCGGAGTACTTCAAGTCCATCCCCGGTCGTGCTCTGGCTCTCGGCTGTAACCCCGATTACAATGCGTGGACCCTCGAAGCCAATCCCCCGCCGGACCCTCAGGGTACCATGCGGACGGGCTCAGGTCACATCCATATCGGCTGGGGTTCCGGGTTCGATGACACCTCCGCCGATCACTTCATGGAGTGCATTCCCCTCATTCGCCAGATGGACTACTATGTCGGTCTGGCCACCCTGATGTGGGACCCTGATGATCGCCGCCGCAAGATGTACGGTGCCGCCGGTGCCTTCCGTCCGAAGCCTTATGGGGCTGAATATCGCGTCCCAAGCAACCGCTGGACCGGCAACGAGGCTCTTCAACGATTCGTCTACAATGCCTCCGTCAAAGCCATCGAAGACCTCGTGGCGGGCAACGACAAGGCAGCGGAGTTCGGTGAGAAGGCTCGCGAAATCATCAACAACAATGAGACCGACTGGCTGGACCGCTACGGCGACTTCGGCACCGGGCTCGACTACTCTCAACTGAAGGCTGCCTGACATGGAACCTGAAGATTTTCTCGACGAAGACGAGATGCTGGACGACGATACCAGCGAATATGAGCTGCCCGAATACGATGGGCCTTATGCTGGTGAAGGGGGTATCGACTTCTGATGTACGACAACATCAATGACGCGGCCCGCTATCTCAATGGCACGATCTGCTATTGGAAGGGCGAGCCGTTTTATGTGGATGAAATGGCTAACGATGTGGAGGGTGGTCTCGAAGCCATTGGTCGCACCCTGCCTCTTCAGCGCGGCAACGCGGTTCGTGCCAACATCGCCAGCCCCGACTTCAACGCCTTCAAATATCAGCTCGGCTACTGTAACCGGGCCAACGGCAAGGCAGCCTATATCACGCGACGTCCGGCCCGCATCCAGAGCCAAGGCCTCGTGCCCTCCAATCTGGCTGTCAACTTCGGCGATGGGACACGCTTCGCCAGCCGTGATGATCTTCGTAACTGGGTGAGTGACCCCGGCTTCGTGGACATGCTCAAGGGCGTGTACCCCACGATGGAGGAAGCGCGTGCCAAGATGATGGCTGACAAAACCATCAAGTCGGTGGCCTTCGACAAACACATCTGCCTTCGCCGTCACGAAAGCTTCACGAATCTTTTCTATCTGTCCTACAAGGGCGAGGACATTTCGTGGTCCGACGACGGGGCCTTTGCGCTGCCCGACGAATACAAATATCTCACCGAATCCTGCCAACCGAAAGGGTGCCTTAAGGTCGCTTAACTATGTCCAAGCAAATGTACTACTACAACCAAGGTTTGAGGGCCCTCTTCCGTTGGCAGCGAACGCCGAAGGGTGAGGTGGGTATCGAGATCGAGGTCGAGCGTGGGCCTTGGCCGGAGGCTGCCCCGTGTCCGAACTGGGTACCGCACGTCGACAATTCTCTCCGTAACAACGGTATGGAGTTCGTCATTCGTCAACCCATCAATCGTGACAAGGTCAAGTCCTCTCTGCAGGACCTGAAGAAGAGCCTTGAGGGCTTCGGTTCTCGGTTCGACTTCTCTTATCGGACCTCTGTTCACGTCCATGTCAACATCCAAGACATGACGCTTCGCCAGTGGTGCGCTTTCGTGGCTCTTTTCACGACACTCGAAGAAGTTCTGGTCGATATCGTCGGACCCAAGCGCGCTGGCAACAAGTTCTGCCTTCGCATGAAGGATGCCGACGAGCCTCTGCAGATGATTCGCCGTGGTCTTCGCAACAGTAATATTCAAGATCAGCTGCACGACGATATCAAATATGCATCGATGAACATTCTGGCCACCCGGACCCACGGGACGCTGGAATTCAGGGCCATGGAGGGTAATCTCGATCCCGATCGCATCAATGATTGGGCTCAAATCCTTCTGGCCCTCAAGGATGCTGCCAAGGCCCTCGACAACCCGCAAGATATCATGGGTAACGTTTCGGCTGCTGGACCACATGCGTGGGTTCGCAACCTGCTTCCGGCCAACAACAGCATCACCGAGAAGGTTCTTCGCTACGACAACCTTTCCGGCAGCATCTATGAGGGCCTGCGTATGGCTCAAGATGTCTGCTATGCCGTCCCGTGGGAGAAGGATGACCCGCTTGCAGTAGGTCCTGCACCGGCTGAAATCTATAATGAGATGCGCTTCGTCGATGCTATGCACCATGAAGCGCCTATGCAGGGTCCGCCTGTAGGTATCAATGATATCTGGGCTCAAGTTGCCGTCATGCCGCCGCGCGTTCTCCGTGATATCGACGGATGGGGTAATCCGGGCCCTGCCGCGCCTGCTGCACCCCGCCCTGTTCGCCGTCGTGTCGGCGCTCGTGTTCAACCCCCGCGTAACCCTTTCGTTGAGGACAACATCTGATGCTGAATATCTATGCTCATAACCCCGCCTCCGAGGGTGCCAAGGTTCTCGCCGAAGCACTCGGGGTGCGACGCATCAAGCGTGAGGGGTCTCGCTATGTCGGCAACCCCAACAAGCACGTCATCAACTGGGGTGCTTCCGAACTCCCGGCCAATGTTGCCGGGGCACATATCATCAACAAACCGGAGGCCATCCGTGCAACCTCAAACAAGCTCGTGTTCTTTCAAACCTGCGAGCGGAACGGTGCCCCGCGTATTCCGGAATTTACCAGTGACCGAGGTGTGGTACGACAATGGCTGGAGGCCGGAAAGAAGGTGGTCGCTCGAACGGTTCTTAACGGTCACAGTGGCGCGGGCATCGTAATTCTTGAGGGCACAGGGGTTGACATTCCCGCCGCTCCGCTGTATACTGTGTACGTGCCGAAGAAAGAAGAGTGGCGCATTCACGTTCTCCGCATCGGCGACGAGCTGACCGTGCTGGACAAACAGCGCAAGATTCGCGACCCTGACTTCGAGGGTGTCCCCGACTGGAACGTCCGCAGTCACGCCAACGGCTTCATCTATGCCCGCGACGTGGCTCCGCCGAATCCCGATGTCATCACTCAGGCCATCAAGGCCCTTGAGGTCTCGGGTCTGGACTTCGGGGCCGTCGACGTGGTGTGGAACCAGCAGAATGGCGCTGCCTATGTGCTGGAAATCAATACCGCTCCGGGTCTCTCGGGACAAACTATCACGAGTTATGCGAATGCGTTCCGGAGGTATCTGTGAAATACTACATCCACGCCCCCGACGACGGCTCCGGTCGCGCCGTGGTGAAGAATGAGAACGGCTGGGTCTATTGCCGTGTACCCCTCGACAAGGCCCGTGAGATCGTCAAGCAACTCAATGGCAAAGATTAAGCCCTTATACCGTCTTCCATGGTACCGTCGTGCCGGTAAGACGTGGCGATTCGACGACGGTGGTAACTTTATGATCCTGCCCTTTCTGTGGTCGTGGGGCACAGCTTTCCGTTTCGACGGTCTTCATCACAGCTTCGGGCCCTTCCGGCTCTATCGACCACACAAAAAGAAGGTTTAGTACAATAACCCCATGCTACATTTGCGGGTCCCCGATTGAGGAACTCCGCCTAGACCATCGAGACATGCGCACTCGCCCCTGCAGCCATTGCGAAGCAGTTATTCAGGAGATGGTCAACGAAAAAGATGACGAGTACGAGTTCGTCACTGATGAAGAGTTTGCCGAGGAGGGCACCCCCTAAATTGTTCGGTTGACTTTTCGTGCCATTTATGGTATACTACTCTCAAGTCCCGAGAGAGGATATCATGAGACTACAAACACGAGAAGAACAACAAGCCTATCAGCGCGAATGGCGGGCCAACAATCGAGACCGCGTCCGCGCTAACAGTCGACGAAACTACTATAGGAATATGAGCAAGACCTTGTTTGATAACGCGAAAAAACGTGCGAAAATAAAAGGTCTTGATTTCAATCTCACCCTTGAAGACATTAACGTTCAAGAGCGGTGCCCTGTTCTGGGTCGACCTTACACAATAGGTGGTGGACCTTCTAATAAAGATATGTCCCCATCGCTCGATCGAATTGATAGCACTAAGGGTTATGTGACAGGCAATGTTCGAGTCATTAGCCTGCGAGCCAATAAACATAAAGGTGACTTAACACTTGAAGAAGCTAAACAAATTTTTGAAAACTGGTATGCAACTTGAAAACTGAGCTTATATGGGTGACACCTAATGGTGACCAGCTCATTGCAAAAATGGCTAGAGTAAGTGCACCTCACAACGAAAACAACAATGAGACAGCGCCCCGGCTAATCTCCTACCTGATGCGCAACAAGCATTGGTCCCCTTTTGAAATGGTGTGTGCCTGTGTCTATATTGAAGTACCACGAGATATCGGTCGTCAGCTACTACGACATCGCTTCAAGTTCCAAGAGTTCTCTGGACGATACGCTGAATACGACGATCTGTATCGGGAAAGAGAAGGTCGACTTCAGGATAACCAGAATCGACAAAACTCTCTTCCTCTTGTGGACAAGGCTAAGCAAGCCGCGTGGACAGCACTCGTCGACACAGTTCGTAATACGTGCATCGAAGCCTATCGAGCTGCCCTCGCTATGGGTATTGCTAAAGAAGTCGCCCGTGCGCTTCTGCCCGAAGGCCTTATTCCTAGCCGAATGTACGTTCAAGGAGACATTCGTAACTGGATTCACTACTTCGAAGTCAGATGTCACGAAGCCACCCAAAAAGAGCATCGTGAGCTGGCTGAAGAGCTTCGTGCGTTGATTCTGGCTAAGTTCCCTATGATTAAGGAGGCGCTTGATGGATGAGGACGAAGAAAGTTCGGGGCCGTATACTTGTATGCGTTGTTGCGCCGGAACTTGGAACGACAGCGACATTTGTGATGAATGTGCAGAGGAGACGATTGACCAAACCCCTTAAGACACACCAACCTTGTGGTTCGTGTGGGTCCTCCGATGCGTTGGCCATCTACACAACACACACATTCTGCCACTCGTGCAAAACGAGGGTCAACAATAGCTCACCGAAAGAAGTGAGGGAGAAGAAACTGACGAGCAACGTAAAAACCATTAGACCTATTCCCAAAGAATTCACCGATCTGGCAGATAGGCGCATCAGTGCAGCCACAGCCAAGAAATACGGGGTCACCAATGACAAAGACGAATCCAACGAAGTCAAGCACGTTTACCCTTACTACACCCGAGATGGTGTACACATTGCAAATAAGCTTCGCCGACGATCAACTAAAGGCTTCCTATGGGAGGGTGAATCCGGGCAAGCAGGACTCTTTGGGCAAAATTTGTTTCCCGCTGGCTCCGCTAAGGCGATTACAGTGGTCGAAGGAGAGTGTGACGCCCTTGCTGCATACGAAATGCAGGGAAGCCGGTATCCCGTTGTCTCAGTCAAAAGTGCTGGTCAGGCTAGCCGAGATTGTGCTGAACAGTTTGAGTACCTGAATTCCTTCGAGTCCATCGTTATCTGCTTCGACAAGGATGAAGCAAAAGTGGCCCCCGACGGTTCCATCCGTTACCCGGGTCAAGAAGCTGCCCTCGCGGTGGCACAGATGTTCCCCATCGGTAAGGTGCGTGTCCTGACGCTTGCTGACGCCAAGGACCCTAATGATTACCTTATCGAAGGTTGGGCCGCTAAGTTCACTAAAGAATGGTGGGCTGCACCGACCTTTACCCCCAGCGGTCTCAAGCTGGGCAAAGACATGTGGGACGAAATCAGCACCCCCAAGAACTACGAGACTGTCCCCTACCCGTGGGCGGGGATGAATGACATGACCTACGGTATGCGGTTGTCCGAAGTCGTCCTCGTGACAGCAGACACCGGGGTCGGCAAGACGAGCTATCTAAAAGAGATTGAACACTTCATTCTCACGGACAAAGCTTGCGTTGAGAAAGGGTACGGCATTGGTTTTCTCCATCTTGAAGAGTCTAACAGCGATACTGCTCTCGGTCTTATGTCAATCAGTGCTGATAAGCCTCTCCATCTTCCTGATGTTCGTGCCGGGGTCGATGCAACAGAACTTCGAACATATTATGACGCTGTCATTAACAATGACCGTGTTGTGGTGTGGGATCATTTTGGCAGTAACTCAATTCATGAGGTCCTCGCCAAAATAAGGCACATGCACAATCTGGGGTGCAAGTACATCTTCCTAGATCACCTCTCCATCATTGTCTCTGACCAGAACGGGGACGAACGAAAGCAGCTCGATGAAATCTCGACCAAGCTTAAAACACTTTGTATGGAGCTTAACATTGCCGTCGTGGCGGTTATCCATCAAAACAGGCAAGGACAAATTCGCTCTAGTGCGGGACCTGAGCAGATCAGCAATATTGTTGTCAAACTCTCTCGCCTCAAAGAGGACCCTGATGCATGGCGACGCAACGTCACTAAAGTTGTGGTCCAGAAAAATAGGTTCTGTGGCCGTACTGGTCCGGGTGTCTACCTTTTCTACGATGACATGTCTGGAAGGCTGCGTGAGTTGGATAAAGAGGAAATCGTGAAATATGAAGCCGGAGGCGGCGGGGGTGTACCCGCTGATGCGCCATGGGTGTAAGTTACCTATCAATTAAAAATATGCAAGCTTTCAATGAAGGTTACGCAGCGTACTACAAAAACGACCAACACTGTCCTTATACCGGACAAGATGCCGATGATTGGCATTGCGGTTATGATGAAGCGTGGCTAGATGACAAATAAAAGCCCCGATGATTATGAGGTCCGTATCCTGATGCGTATGGGTGGCTGGTCTGTCAAATATCGCGATAACTCTGGTCGGGTCCGTGACAAGTTCTTCTCTGATGAGGAGGCCCGAGACAGGTTTGTCGACAGTCTTAATCAGGCACCACGAGGATATTACCATTGAGCGGTCGCACATGGGTAATCTCAGACACACATTTCGGCCACGCCGGGGTCTGCCATTTTCTACGGGCCGACGGTACTAAACTCCGCCCTTGGACCGACCCAGATGAAATGGATGAGGCCCTCGTGGCCAACTGGAACGCCGTGGTCGATGACAAAGATCGGGTATACCATCTCGGTGACGTGGCCATTAATAGGCGCCACCTTAAGACGCTCGAACGCCTCAAAGGCCGTCTATGTCTCATCAAAGGCAACCACGATATATTCCGCCTCAAAGACTATCTTCCGTACTTCGATGACATTCGCGCATATCAAGTTGTGCAGCATGACGGCGCTAAAGTCACCATGTCACACATCCCCGTTCACGAAGAGAGTCTTGGGCGCTGGGGTGTAAACATCCACGGGCATCTGCACTCTAACCTAGTCATGAAAAACAACAAGCCCGACCCAAGGTATCTAAACGTCTCGGTTGAGCAGATCAACTATACGCCTAAACTTCTACAAGAACTCCTTAAGGAGCATAATGTATCTAAACCACGAGAAGACACTTGACAAATATTGGGTCACCGACATTGAAGCCGACAGCCTTACGCCAACTCGAATCTGGGTTGTGGTATGCGAGAATGCAGCTACAAACGAAGTTCTCACTTTCTTGGATCGCGAACAGTTCAATCGGTTCGTGGCTGCAAACCGTGACGCCTACTTCGTGGGTCATAATTTCCTCAGCTTTGATGTACCTCACCTTAATCGCCTGTGGGGCTGCGGCATCCCATTCGACCGGGTTGTCGACACCCTAGTCCTCAGTTATATGTACGACCCACGCATGAAAGGCGGTCACTCGCTTGAGGCGTGGGGTGAACGCATGAAGTTCCCCAAGCTGGCTCACGAAGATTGGAGCCAGTATTCACCCGAAATGTTGGAGCGATGTAAACAAGATGTCAGACTCACCAAGAGGGTATTCTTGGCCCTCACATCCCGGATGCGAACCCGGGGATTTAGTGAAAAGTCGTGCAAGATTGAACACGACATCAGAGTCGTCGTCGACAAGCAAGAGCGAAACGGATTTCACTTTGACATTGCGGGAGCTGAACGCCTCGCTAGACGGGTCGAGCAGGAGAAATCTGACCTCGCAGAGCCTATTCGACGCCTTTTCCCACCTGTGCTCAAATCGAGCGGAGTTTACAACTACAGAACAAAAGCAGATGGAACTCCTTATGCTTCGTTTGAGCGACATCTCTCGAACTACCCCCGTTTGGTACTCGATGAACAAGGAGGAACTTATGAGGTATTTGACTGGAAAGAATTCAACATCGGGAGCCCGCCCCAGCGACTAGAGAAGCTCCTCTCTATTGGGTTCAAACCCTCTAAGAAGACCAAGACCGGCGGCTGGTCCGTCGATGAAGACACCCTCGTAGAGTTCGCCAACTCCAAGAAAGGCGTTCCAGAGGCCCAAGCTATTGCCGACTGGCTTGTCTTGTCCGG